ACTTCAACAGCAGCAGAATTAAATTTTAGTGATGGAGTAACTTCCAACATACAAACCCAGCTTGATACAAAAGCTACAACAGGTAAAGCTATTGCTATGGCTTTAGTCTTTGGTTAAACTTAGGAGAATATTATGGCAAATCCAAATCTAGTAGCAGTAACCTCGATATACGGAAAAAGTATACAGGGAGCTTTAACTACTACAGTAACAACCGACTTATTGACTTGTGCAAGTAACAAGTTACTTAAAGTTAATACCATTATTGTTGCAAATATTGATGGTACAAATGCAGCAACTGTAACAATGGGAATCATTAAAAGTGGTGGCTCAGTAGTTTTATTTGCTTCTACCATTTCTGTTCCAGCAGATGCAACCTTGGTTTTGATTGATAAAAACTCTAGTTTTTACCTTCAAGAAGGAGACATCTTAGAGGGTGGTGCAGGTGCAAACTCAGATTTGACCTACACCATTAGTTACGAAGAATTAGATGACGCTTAAGGAGGTATTTAATTATGGCTCACTTTGCAGAACTTAATTCAAGCAACGAAGTATTACAAGTAATAGTAATATCCAACGATGATGTAGATGCCAATGGTGGCGATGAATCTGCTCAAGCAGAAACATTTGTAGCATCAATCGTTCCATACGGAACAGGTGGTGCTGCTTGGAAACAAACTTCATACAACAATAACTTTAGAAAACAATACGCAGGTATTGGGGATACTTATGATTCCTCTTTAAATATGTTTATATCCCCTCAACCTTATTCTTCTTGGTCTTTAGACTCTAATGGAGATTGGAAAGCACCAGTTACTTATCCAAGTGTATCTGAGATAGGAAGTTTGACAGTATTCCCTACTTGGGATGAACCTAATCTTCGATGGCTTGGTTCTACTTGGTCCGATAATTTTCCAGGTGCTGGAACAGAAACAAAATACACATGGGATGCCTCTAATACGCAATGGAATGAGGTCTAACCATGGCTAATTCTAATGGTGGAGTAGTAGGTGTTGATAACCCAGCAGTCGTTCAACCTGAAGTTATAACAACTTTTAATTCTAGTGGTACTTTAACGACTGCTCCATATACAACAGCAGTCGAACACTTGGTTATCGCAGGTGGAGGAGGCGGTGGTGGTATATATTATGCAGGAGGCGGAGGAGCTGGTGGTTATTTAACAGCCACAGGAAATCCAGTATCAGGTGGCTCACCTTACCCAGTTACAGTTGGAGCAGGTGGAGCAGCAGGTGGTCCTGGTTCTGTTGGAGCTAAAGGTAGTAATTCAGTTTTAGGAACACCCTCTGCAATTACTTCAGTAGGCGGTGGTTATGGTGCTAATGGAAGTCCTTCTCCAGGTGGACCTGGAGGTTCAGGTGGTGGTGGTGGCGGATTTAGCGCACCTGGTTCTGTTGGTGGTAATGCAGAATCAGGTCAAGGTAACGCTGGAGGAAATGCTCCTACAACAGGCTCAAATGATTCATCAGGTGCAGGTGGAGGTGGTGCAGGTGCAGTTGGATCAAATGCAACCCCAAGTCCAGGACCAAACGCTAGTTTATCAGGCGGTGCTGGTGGTGCAGGATTAGCAAGTTCAATTACAGGTGCATCTGTTACAAGAGCAGGTGGCGGTGGTGGCGGTGGTTATTTTTCAGCAGCAGGTGGTGCTGGTGGTACTGGTGGTGGCGGAAATGGAAATGGACCTGGAGCAGATTCAGTAACCGCAGGTACAGCTAATACAGGGGGTGGTGGTGGCGGTGCTATGCACGCAAGTTATGCACCACCTAATGGAGCAGCAGGTGGCTCAGGTGTCGTTATTGTTAAAGAAGCTGCAGGTTCTAATGTAGGGTCAGGAATATGGGATATGAATTCAGTATACGATGCTGTAAAAGCAGGAACATGGGTGTAATATGCCAAGATTAATCGGAGCAGCACAAGCAGTAACTTCACAAACCCAAGATGCAGTTATAACCACATTTAATTCTTCAGGTACATTTGCAGCCGCATCACTTACAACAAATGCTTGGGTATTAGCTGTAGCAGGTGGAGCAGGAGGTGCTGCTCAAGGTTCAGGTGGAGGAGCAGGTGGGTATTATGAAGTACCCTCCCACCCTGTGCCTCAAAGTCCAGTACCTGTAACAGTAGGCGCAGGCGGAGTAGGTGGCGCACCTCAAGGTGCAGGTGGAACTAACGAAAATATGAGAGGTAAAGCTGGTGGTAATTCAATTTTTGGAGCAGCTTCTCCACTTACAGCAGTAGGTGGTGGGGGTGGAGTTAGAGGAGTTTCAGGCACACCAATAGCAGGACAAGATGGTGGTTCAGGCGGAGGAGGTTACCGAGGTGGACCTAGTGCAGTTGCTGGAGGAACAGCAACTTCAGGACAAGGAAACGCTGGAGGTTCAGCTATAGCTGGAAACACAGGTGGCGGTGGTGGAGCTGGTGCTGTAGGTGGTACTGCTGGTACTCTTTCTCCATATACTTATCTTGGCGGTGTTGGAGGTGCAGGAGCATCATCTGATATTTCAGGCTCGTCTGTTACTCGTGGAGGTGGAGGTGGAGGTGGATTTGCAGAAGCACCATGGACAGCAGCAGGTGGTTCAGGTGGCGGTGGTAAAAGTGATAGATACGCTTCAGATGCTACTCCAGATGTTCCAGCAACACGAGCAGTAGCAGGTACTGTAAATACAGGTGGAGGTGGTGGTTCAACAGCAACTGAAGCAGGTGGTTCAGCAAGAGGAAGCGCAGGTGGTTCAGGGGTTGTTATAGTAAATGAACCTGCAATAGACCAAACACTGGCATCAAGTTGTTGGGATTTAAGACAAGTTTTTAGACAAATTAAAGCTGACGATTGGGTTTAAATAAGATATAAATTTTGAATTTAAAATATTACTACTGGTACTTTCAATCGGTTATACCTGAAAGAATATGTGACGATATTGTTCGTTATGGCAAAGAGCAAGAAAAAGAAACTGCTATTACAGGCAACTTTGGTAAAGATAAGCTCACCAAACTAGAACTTAAAAACATTCAAAAGAAACGCAAGTCTGATGTTGTGTGGATGAATGACCGATGGATATACAAAGAAATACAACCCTACATACATCAAGCAAATGCTAGTGCTGATTGGAATTTTGAATGGGATTGGTCAGAATCTTGTCAATTTACTGAATACAAGAAAGGTCAATTTTACGATTGGCATTGTGACTCATACGAAGAACCTTATAACCAACCTGATAATGCTAACGCACATGGTAAATTAAGAAAACTTAGTATGACTGTATCGCTTACCGATCCTGATGAATACGAAGGTGGAGATTTAGAGTTTGATTTTAGAAACACAGATGAAGGCTCTCAGCCAAGAATATGTGAAGAAATTAGAAAGAAGGGTAGCGTAATAGTTTTTCCTTCTTTTGTTTGGCATAGAGTTAAACCAGTCACCAAAGGCATACGACACTCTTTAGTATGTTGGAATTTAGGATACCCATTTAGATGAGCTTTGAAAAAAATAAATACCAAGTAATTAAAGGTGCTATATCAACAGAGTTAGCAGATTTTTGTTATCAATACTTTTTAAACAAAAGAGCTGTTGCAAGGCACTTGTTTGATGAAAGGTATGTATCACAATTTACTGAATATTTTGGGGTATGGAACGATACACAAATACCAGAAACTTATTCTCATTACGCAGACATAGTAATGGAAACTTTATTACAAAAGGTTAAACCTGTAATGGAAAAAGAATCAGGACTCAAACTTACTGAAACTTATTCATACGCTAGAATCTATAAAAAAGGTGACGAGTTAAAAAGACACAAAGACAGATACTCATGTGAAATATCTACTACTATGCACTTAGGCGGAGATGCTTGGTCTATATTTTTAGAGCCATCAGGAGAAGAAGGCAAAGATGGCATAAAGGTCAAACTAGAAGCAGGTGATATGCTTATGTATCGTGGTTGTGACCTAGAGCATTGGCGTGAACCATTTAAAGGTAAAGATTGTGGACAAGTATTTTTGCACTACAATGATAAAAATGGTAAAAATGCTAAAGAAAATAAATTTGATGGCAGACCTATAATTGGCTTACCAAGTTATTTTAAACAAATTTAATATTATGATGATGTATGAAATTTTTAATTTAGTTATAAGTGTATCTGTTCTTACAGGTACTATTGTTTTATTAATGGGTGATAATAATAATCACTCTATTTAGGAGAGAAGTATGGATATTTTAATACCAGCAGCAATAATTACAGCAGTAGCTCTTGCTTCAATAAGAAAATTTAAACCTGAGCTTTGGGTGCAAATTAAATCAAAGTTTAAAAAATAATATGAATTGGTTTAAAAAATTTATAAAGTTTATTACACCCCCATCTCTTACAGAAAAAGTTGTTGTTAGAGCTAGGACTAAAAAAGGTCGTTACATTGCTGATGATCCAACAACTATAGAAAATGAAGCCTATAAAAAAGTTTTAAGAAAAAAACCTGTAAAAAAATCTAAAAAAAAATAACATGGCTACCACAAAAGAATCTTTTGCTAAAATAGAAGCACACGAAAGAGAGTGCACTATTAGGTACGAAAACATTGAAAAAAGATTAGATCAAGGACAAATAAGATTTAACAAGTTAGAAAATATGATCTGGGGATTATATGTTCTTCTTATTGCATCAGGTGTTCTTGCAGGAATGTTCGGATGAGTAGAGCTAAAAAATCAACAGTAAATAAAGCAGGTAATTATACAAAACCTGCTATGCGTAAAAGAATATTTAGTCGAATTAAATCAGGAAGCAAAGGTGGTGGAGCTGGACAATGGTCTGCTCGTAAAGCACAAATGTTAGCAAAAGCATATAAAAAAGCAGGTGGCGGATATAAGTAATGTCTTACTTAATCAGCAATATACCGCATTTTAAATGTTGGGTTAGAAAGGAATTTACTACTAATCATCAACATGGTCATGGAGAATACTTACACGCATTAGCAATAGCTGTAAATACTATTCCAGATAGGTCATTAAGTTTTCAAGTAGTTTTTACTGGATGTGAAGCTGAAGATGATGAATCTAATATACATGGTGGTGCAATGTGGGCAAGAATGCCTATACAAGCTCTTGTAGCAGATATACCTGTTGCAGAGTGGGCATTGCCTATGGAAGATCATTTAGCTCAACCTTGGGACTGTGAGGCTAGAAATCATTCTGTAATTGTCATGGATAGAGTTAGCTCTAGTCCTTGGATATGCAAAATTAATAATAATTTTTATAAAGGCAAATATTTATTTACTGTAGATTATACTGATAATTCTATTGCTGATTGTCCTGCACAACATAAACAATCTCATGTTATATATATTACAGAAGATTGTGAATGGAAAGGCAATATAGTAGCACTTCCAAATAATAGAGTTAGAGCTACTAGTCCTGCTTTATGGGTTACAGGAGAAGGTCCTCCAGACTTTGCTCCATCACAACACATACATTCAGCAGAAGGTCATGAAAGTTACTTAGACCCATTAACAACATTTAACAACTTATATAGTGAACAAATTGAGGAAGATTAATGCCATTAAAAAAATCACAAAGGTCTTTAAAGCGTTGGACTAAACAAAAATGGACAACTCCTAGCGGAAAAAAATCTTCTAAAACTGGTGAAGTTTATGCACCAAAAGCTCAAATAGATAGACTTAAATCAACCTCTAAAGGCAGAAGTAAACTTGCGGCAGCTAACAGAAAAAAAAGACAAGCTACTGCTAAAGGCAAACAACACGCTAGACATGGTTTACACAAAGGAAAGAAAAGATAATGTATGAATATGGTTGCACAGTTACTAGGGTGGTTGATGGCGATACTGTTGATGTTATTCTTGATCTTGGTTTTTCTATTCTTCACAAGTGTCGTGTTCGTCTTTACGGCATTGATACACCTGAATCAAGAACAAGAGATAAAGATGAAAAAGCTAGAGGAAAATTAGCTTCAAAGTATTTAAGTGATGCTATTCACAATGGCACTAAAGTAGTATTAAGATCAAAGTTAAAAGATTCTAAAGGCAAGTATGGTCGTGTATTAGGGGAAATTATCGTAGATGACATTAACATTAATGTATCTATGATAGAAAACTATTTAGCTGTTGAATATCATGGACAAAGTAAAAATGATATTGAATCAGAACATTTAGTAAATAGAAACAAACTTATAGAACTAGGAGTATTTACCCCAAATGAAAAATAATATTTACCAGTCAATTATATTTTTAGGAATTATATTTTCTGCAAATGCATTTGCTCAATCATCACAGCAATCTGGTACAGCTTGTGTCAATGGTTCTCAGTATTGCGAAAACAATAGTTTAGATACAGTCAATACAACTACAACTACTAATACAAATACAAATACAAATAATAATACGAATACCAACACTTCAACTGCGACTAACACAAACAATAATTCTAATACTAATGTTTCTACAAACACCAATACTTCAACGAATACAAACGCAAACACCAATCAAAATACGAATTTGAATACGAATGTAAATACTTCTACAGCTAATTCAACTTCAAACAATACTAATACAAATAATAATGTTAATACCTCTACATCTAACTCAACAGTTAATTCTACTGTTAATCAGAATGTAAATAATACAAACAACAGCACTTCAAATAACACCAATCAAAACACAAATGTTAATCAGTCTACATCTCAAAGTGATGTAAAAACTGACAATAAAAATGTTAACGAAAATAATAGTAAGTCTGATAACACTAATCGAAACATTAATGAATCTAATTCAACTCAAACGATTAATCAGAATGTTAAAAGCGAAGCACCACCTGCTTCAGCTATTGCTCCAAGCATTATGAGTTATAGCCAAGACCTTTGCACAGTAGGAAGATCAGCAGCTTTCCAAGGGCAAATTTTTGGTTTTTCAGGTGGTAAAACTGTTACAGATCAAAACTGTGAAAGGTTAAAACTGTCTAAATATCTGTACGACATGGGTATGAAAGTAGCATCAGTTGCCTTGTTATGCCAAGACGAAAGAGTATTTAAAGCAATGAGAATGGCAGGTACGCCATGTCCATATGAAGGCAAGATAGGTAAAGAAGCATCGGCAGAATGGGATAAAAATAAATCTAAAAGACCTGATGTAAAAGATGCAGAAGAAGAATATATTAAACAATGTACATATGAATCTAATCCAAACAGAGATAAGATTAATAAAGATATTGTTGGTGCAGTTAAAGTTATGTATACACGAAAAACTAAAACAACAAAACAATGCAAAAAAGAGTTTTATTCTACGCAATAGCGTGTCTGTTTAGTCTTAATGTATTAAGTCAATATACTTATGAAGCTAATCAAGACTTATATCAACTACAAGCAAATGCTAACAACTTTAATGGTGAATTAGCCTACGAGGTAGTAGATGATGGTATTAGTCCTGCAATTGACCTTTCTTTTAATTTTACTTTTTATGGCAATACATTTAGCCAAGCGAGAATGGCAACAAATGGATGTCTCCATTTTGGTTCTAGTGGTAGCTATTGTAATGACTATACTCCTGACCCTATCAATGGACAGCATACTTACACCATATATCCTTTCTGGACAGACTTAATAAGAGACAACGATTCTCGCATGAAGTCTTGGGGTGACTCAAGCAAGATGATTTTTGGATGGTACGACATGAGGGAGTACAACAGAGCATCAGACAACAGCTTCGAAATAATACTGTGGAACAACAACTCTTTTGACATACGCTATGGTGCATTAGATATAATTAATCACGATGTACTAATAGGTGAGATAGGTTCTAAAAAAGAAAATTCTTACACTTATTATTATCACGATGAATGTAATACTGGCACAACTAATGGTTCTAGTTGCTATAACTACGACTGGAATAACTCTGATAAAAACACTAACCTAGAAAATGGCGGTTCTTTATATGGGTCAGGCAGTGGCAATGGTGTTGATTGTAGCAATGCACTAAATGATCCTAGTTGTTCAGGTTATGCAGATGCATATCAAACTCAACAATGTAATATCACTGATCTTTATAGTCAGTCATGTCCTAACTATTGGGATGCTTATGATGATCAACAATGTGCTGATGATCCACAATATGCTCCATTTTGCCAAGGTTATAGACAAGAAGAGTCTGTAGCTTTTTTTGATGATGAGCAAGTTGATTATGGTTTTATAGATGAGCAAGACCAATTTGCTACTGGTATATTTACTGAAGAACATCATGATGATAACCAAGGCTTTGAAGATCAATTTACAGTCATTGAAATATTTGAAGATGAAATGTTTCCACCCTTTGAAGATTTTGGAGACAACCCCAATGATTATTTTGCAGAACCAGTAACAGAAGATATTGTTATATTTTATGAGCCTGATCCTTTACCTTTTATAGATGAATTTGGACCACATCATGAAGATAACTTTCAACACCAAGATGAAATTCTGTTAGATGAGTTTTTGTTTCAAGAAACATTTTTAGTAGAAGATTACAGTGAACCTGAAACATTTATTGAATTTAATAACATAGATGAATTAGAAGAATGGTTTGAAGAAGAAACCAATGAACGATTTGAAGAAAGACCAGAAGAAGAGTTTGTTTTAGAAGATGAACCTGAAGAAGAATTTTTGGAAGAAATATTTGAAGAAGAAGCTGTAGAAGAAATCTTTGAAGAAATAGAAGAACGCCAAGAAATTATGGAAGAAGAAAGAATTGCCGAAAGAGAAGAAGAAGCTAGAGAAGAAACATTAGAAGAAGTTACTGAAGAATTTGCAGCAGTAGAATCTGATACTCCTACAGGCAAAAATAGATTAATGACTGTAGCTCTTAATGTAGTCAGAGCAGGAGTACAAACAGCATCTAACAGTTACTCACAGGCTTCTGGTGGCTCTCAATCAAATAGTACATCTAGTTACTCATCTTCAGGAAATACATCAACAAGAAGCTCTACAGCATCTAGTGGTGGTATAAGCACTTCTAGCAGTCCTAGTGCATCAGATCAGTTTGCAAGTGCAACACAACAAACAAACCAAGTTTTATCTTTGGGAAGTGATGTAGGAAGTTCTAGTAATATGTCTATGTCTATAACTCCTTTGCCTACATTTGATAATGCAGCTTCTATGGTTGTAGCTGATGTGCAAGTGCAAAATGTACAGGGAGAAATTGATACAGCATCTTCTGGAACAATGACAGCATCAGAAGCTGATCAAATAGCAGATAAAATTATTGCTGCAAATATAGAAGCACAGCAAGAAGAAATTGAAGAAGAACAACAAGAAACAGGTAAGTACGGAGATGAATCTAAACTTATAGCATTAATAGGTTATGTTCCTGATTTTAATAACTACTCACAAACAAGCGTACCTGATGCACCGACTTGGTATAGTAGCTCTGATATATATACTTCTGCTACACTAGATGATAATACCAGTGCTTTTTATGGACTGGTAAATAGTAATTTAACAGGTTTGAGTCAGATGATAAATGACCAACCTAATATGTGGAGATAATCATGAATTGGTTTGAAAATAAAACAACACAACTTATTGCTCTTGCTGGAATAGTTACTACTCTTGCTGGATTTGGTTATACAGGAGCAACTTATGTCAATAGAATTGATAATCTTGAAGCTCAAATAGGTGGCATAGGTGATACCGAATCAGCTCAACAACTTATTGAAGAACGCTTTGCATCTATAGAAACATCGGTTAAGTTTTTAGAAAAAGAAATAGATAGTGTAGAAGTGCCTGATGTAACAGAAATTAAAACAGATATAGCTACTATCAAAGCTGACCTACAAGGTTTAGACAAAGCAATTAACAAATTAGAAAATAAGGATGACAATCCTTTAAACGGATAATCATATGAAATTTAGTTTAATTAAAAATGTTGTAGGTGCTTTAGCTCCTACACTTGGTTCAGCTTTAGGCGGACCACTAGGCGGTCAAGCAGCATCTGTTATAGCTGGTGTACTTGGATGTCAATCAGACCCAAAATCTATCAATAAAGCTATTCAATCAGCTACTCCAGAACAAATGCTAGAGCTTAAAAAAGCAGAACAAAGTTTTGAATTGCAAATGAAAGAGCTTGAAGTAGATGTGTTTAAGTTAGAAGTAGCAGATAAACAAGATGCTAGAGGTAAGTTTAGTAAAGATTGGACAGCTAGAATTATGGGTATTGCTGTTGTTGGTGGGTTTATGGGTTATATATTTTTAGTTACTTTACAGCCACCAGAACAAAACTCTGAAGCTCTTATTAACTTAGTCTTAGGTTACTTAGGAGGTTTGGCAAGTGCTGTTATCTCTTTTTATTTTGGTGCTTCAAATACACCTGATAAAGACTAATGAATATATCACAAGAAGGAATATCGCTTATAAAAAAGTTTGAAGGCTGTGAGCTAGAGGCATACTACGATGCTGTAAATGTATTAACGATAGCTTATGGAAGAACTAAATTAGTAAAGGCTGGTGATACTTGCACACAAGAACAAGCTGATGCTTGGCTAGAAGAAGAGTTACACGAATATGGTGGATATGTAAATGATGCAGTAAAGGTTGACTTAACACAAAATCAATTTGACTCTCTTACATCTTGGACATACAACTTAGGTCCTAGCAATCTTAATAGCAGCACTATGCTAGTTAAAATTAATGAAAAAGATTGGGATGAAGTGCCTAATCAGATAAAGCGTTGGAATAAAGCAGGTGGCAAAGTATTAGAAGGTCTTGTTAGAAGAAGAGAAGCTGAAGCTCTTTTATTTCAAGGAAAAGATTGGAGTAAAATCTAATGCCATTAGTTAAGTATATTTTTAGACCTGGAATTAACAAAGAAGGTACTAACTATAGTAATGAGTATGGCTGGTTTGATGCAGACAAAGTAAGGTTTCGCAAAGGCAAACCTGAAAGAATTGGCGGTTGGGATAAGTTTACTTCAGGAAGTTTTATTGGAACTTGTAGAAAACTCTATCCATACAAAGCCATTGATGGAGATCAATTTATAATATTAGGCACTCATCAAAAACTATATGTTCTTAATGGAGATGTGTACTACGATATAAATCCTATTAGAGCTACATCTACCAATGGAGTAGTATTTGCTGCAACAGATGGCTCATCTATTATTACAGCTACAGATAATGATCATGGAGCAGTAGAAGGAGATTTTGTTACTTTTGCACAAGCAGTCAGCTTAGGTGGATTAATTACTGCTGAAGTTTTAAATCAAGAATATCAAATAGTAACTGTTCCTACTGCAAACACATATACATTTGTAGCCAAAGATACTGATGGAGCAACTGTCACAGCAAATTCTAGTGATACTGGTAATGGTGGCTCAGGAATAGATGGTGTATATCAAATTAACTCAGGACTAGATGTCTATGTTAGAACTACTGGTTGGGGTGTAAATCCTTGGGGTAATGGAACATGGGGTGCTAAAGCAGATTTATCTTTAACTAATCAATTAAGAACATGGTCTATAGATAATTTTGGTGATGATACTCTTGCTGCACCTAGAGGTGGACCAATATATTTTTGGGATGAATCAACAGGTTTAAGCACTAGAGCTACTTTATTATCAGCAGAATCAGGTGCAAGTGATGTGCCAACTAATGTTATACAAGTAATGACTTCTGATGTAGACAAACACTGCATTGCATTTGGTTGTAACCCAATAGGTACAACTGCTATAGACCCACTGTTAGTAAGATTTTCTGATAGAGAAAGTGCAGTAGATTGGACACCTACAGCAACGAATCAAGCTGGTGGCGTACAACTTTCACAAGGTTCTGAAATTATTGGAGCACTTAGAACAAGACAAGAAATACTTATATGGACTGATGTAGGCATAGTGTCTATGCGTTTTGTAGGAGAACCATTTATATTTTCATTCACAGAAGTAGCAGAAGGGCAGTCTCTTATAGCACCTAATGCAGCAGTAAGTGCTAACAACAGAGTTTACTTTATGGACACTGGTGGATTTTATGTTTACTCAGGTTCTGCTGAAAAATTACCATGCACAGTTTTAGACTATGTATTATCTGATTTAAATTTAAGTCAATCATTTAAGATATTTGCTGCTGTTAATAATATTGCTAATGAGGTTATGTGGTTTTATCCATCAGGCACTAATACAGAAATAGACAAATATGTTTTGTATAACTATTTAGAAAATGTTTGGAGCATTGGAACTACAGATGATGGCTTTACTAGAACAGCTTGGGATGAAGCATCAATATTAGAATACCCTATAGCTGCAAGTAAAAATGATTCAAGCAATTTAAATTATGTTTACAATCATGAGAAAGGTCATGGCAATGATGGCAGTAACTTTACAGCATACATAGAGTCAAGTGATTTTGACTTAGAGCCAGATGGAGATAAGTTTACTTTTATATCTAAGTTAATACCTGATATACAATTTAGAGATCAACAATCAACAAGCGACAGCGTTACTTTTACTATTTCAGGTAGAGATTATCCATTACAAGATTTAACTACTTTGCAAACTATTAATGTTACTCCTAATTCTACATTTGAAAATACACGAGCTAGGAGCAGACAAGCTGCATTAAAAATATCTAACTCGTCTAGTGACTATGGATGGAGAGCAGGTGATCTTAGATTAGACATTAGACCAGATGGTAAAAGATAATGGCTGATATCAAAACGATAGCACTACCATTACCAAACCAAGAGTTTGATAGAAACAATGAAGCTGTAACACGCAGATTGATAGAACAAGCAATACAAGAAATTAATACTAAAATTACTTTATTGGATAGAATGAAGTCTACTACTATAAGCAAGGCTTCTAAACGACATCAATTTTTACTTATGGGAATGAAACATGGCTGATAATCTTAAAGTATTAGGACAGTTAGACCCAGCAGCTACCACAACTACTGTGCTATACACAGTGCCAAACATGACACAAACAACAGTTAGTTCTATTGTTGCAGCAAATCGCACAGGTTCTGCTATTACTTTTAGATTAAGTGTTCATGTAGGTGGAGCAGGTGCTGACGATAAACAGTATATATACTATGACAAATCAGTAGCAGCAAATGATTCCCTAGCAATAGTTTTAGGTATAACATTAAATCAAACCGATGTTATCAAAGTTTACACAAGTGCAGTTGACATGAGTTTTAATATGTTTGGCTGTGAGACTACGGAAGAAAGATAATGCAATACAAAATTAAAAAAGGAGATACTCTTAGTTCTATATCTAGAAACTTAGGTATATCTGTTAAAGATTTAGCTTCAGCCAATAAAATTAAAGATATTAATAAAATACAAGCTGGTGCAAGTTTAACTATTCCTCAACCTAAAAAGAAAAAATCTTCTGCTGTAGAAAAAGTTATACCTCAAGCAAAAAAAGAAATTAAATCAAAACAAAAATCTAAAGTAAAAAAGAAAAAAGAATCTATATTACCAATTAATGTAAGACAATTTTTTAATCCTAATCAAGATAGAACAGAAGAAGATTTATCATCAGTAGAACTAGCAGCATTAAAACAAGTTATTGCTAATAGTCAAACACCAGAAAGAATTGCAGAAAAAAAAGCTCAAGGAATAGACCCTAATATTATTGAATACAAAGATTATGCAACAACATCTGAAGGTAGCCAATATACAGATGTTGATAGCACAAATAATATGTCTGCATTAGATTTAGCAAGTAAAATGCAAAATCCTAATTACAATTTAAAAACTTTTTTAGGACAAGCTACAGCTATTCCTAAAGAAGGTGGTGGTTATCGTGTTGTAGATACTTTTGATTTTAAACCTAAAACACAAGCAACAGGATTAAAAAAATTATCACAATATGTAGGAAGTATTGATGATGTTGGTTTAAATGCATATGGACAATTTAGAAATTTTATGGGTTATTACGGACCTCAAGAAGGAACAGGAAAAGGTGGAAAAAGTAATATAAATCTTTCAGCTCAAGGCGGACAAACAAGATATAATTTTAATCAAGGTGGAAAAATGGATATAAAACAACAAACACAAAATGTAGCCAATCAAGGTCGCTATGGCGATTCTATGCTTCTTCATGTAAATCCTGCAGAAGTTAAAGGCTTGGCACAAGCAATGCCTATTACAGTGAATCCAGAAACAGGACAGCCTGAAGCCTTCTTACCATTTCTTGCACCAATTTTAGGCAGTATGGGTATGAGTGCATTAGCAGGAACAGGCGTTGGAGCAACGCTTGGATTAGCTGGATTAAGTGCTCCCTTATTGTCAGGCATAGGAGCAGGTCTAGCTACATATGCACAAACAGGTGGCTCTGGTTCTAAAGCATTAATGTCTGCTTTTACAGGATATGGTGCAGGTAAAGCAGCAGAATTAGCAGGTGGAGCTGCAGCAAGTAATACAGCAATAGATACAGCTACCACAGGTTTAAGACCAGAATTAACTGCTAATTTAGCTACAGACCCTACTATGTTAGCAAACCCAAATTTAATGGGTCCATTACCACAAGGCGTTTCACCTGAATTAAGCAATATAGGAAAAACAACTTTAGAAAATCAAATGGCTGGTTTGCAACCTGGTATTGATCAAATAGGTGCAAATGCTGCAGATGCATTTTATGCTGGTGATCCAACTATGTCTGAAAGTTTAAGAGGAGCATTTCAAGAAGGACCTGCAGCAGGTTTTGGAAACTTAGCACAAGGAGCAAGTTCTTTTGGAGCATATGCTCCAATGGCAGTAGGCTTGGGTGGTAGAGGTATTATGGATTCACAAGATTTATATGAACAACAAATGCGTGACATGGAAATGGATGAAGAGCAACGCAAAAGAGATATGTATGCAAACAATCCTGAAGTACAGTTGTATTCGGCATCAGGTGGTATAACACAATTTCAAAGAGGTGGTGATACTGATGACTATAGTTCTGAATCAGGCAAACAAGTATTTGCACCAGCTAAACAACAGTATGCAGTTAATCCTGATTTTATGGCAGGATTTGCACCTGAAACAATGTACTTTAGACCTGATACTGTTAATGCTCCATCAAGTAGTACAAGAGGTGGATCACGCCCAACACTAGGAGCAGATACTTATACAGGAACTAAAGGTGGTTACGACTACGAAGGCACAGTTGATGCAGATGGGAATTACACTGCAGGAACAGCACAAGGCGTTCAGTTTGCACCTCAGACATCTATAGACCCATATGCAGCATTTACAGGTTCTGCACCTCAAGGTTTAGTTCAGTCTGCCTACAATCCTTATCCAGTACAACCAATGAGTATGTCTCCAATAGATGATACTAAAGATACTTCTGATTATGGTGGAATAGACGGAGATTTTTATGCAGGAAATCCTGATTTTGATTTTTCTTTGTATGATGCAACAGATTCTGCTGGTAATCCTTTAACTGGTTCTCCTTATGGTGCATATGATCCACAAGCTGTAGCTGATGTAAGAAATCAATACAGTGATTACTTCTTTGACTACGATGATATTCAAGACTTCTATAGAGATGAAATGTCAGACATTGGAAGAAATGGTGGTGGAGATACAAATATGCCTAACAAAGGTTTAGAAGCATTAAATAAAGTAGCACCAGAAGTAGTAGATAAAATGGGTTATCAAGAAGGTGGGCAAACAGACCCTTTGATACAAGAAGTAACTATGTTTATTTTAGGCGAATCTGATAATGAAGAAATAGTAAATCAATTTGTTGATAAGTATGGAGTAGAAGCATTTACTCAGCTTAGAGAACAAATTCTTCAGTCACTTGTGCCTAATGCTCAAACATCAGGATTAATAGAAGGCGTAGGTAATGGTGGTATGGATGACGATATTATGGGAACAATAGGCAATCAAGAAAAAATTGCTGTATCTCAAGATGAGTTTATTGTACCTGCTGATGTAGTTTCAATGTTAGGTGATGGCAGTTCAGATGCTGGTTCTAAAGAACTTTATGACATGATGGATAGAGTAAGACAAGAAAAAACTGGCACAACTAAACAAGCACCTAAACTAGCTAATGCTGGAGGAATGTTACCAGCATGAATCAAGTAGCTCAAAAACTAGAAATAGAAGAATCTTTAGAACACGAAATTTCTTTAGTTCCTTTTGATAAAGTTCCTTTAATTTGGAAAAAAGTAGAAAAATATCTTAAAAAATCTGCTAATCGTTCAGGCGGAAGAACTAGAATTGAAGATATTTATTATGAATTAATAAATAATAAAACAAATCTTTGGATTATTTTTGAAAAAAAAAGTGATGAAATTATTGGAGTTCAAATTACTCTTTTTAATACTTATCCTACTGGTAAAAAAATGTTAAATCTAGAACATACTGCTGGTATTAATATGCAAGATTGGGTAGAAAAAGGCATTGATGTAATTACAAAATTTGCTAAAGATACAGAATGCGAAGGCTTAGAAGGCATTGGTAGACATGGACAATGGAACTGGGTAAAAAATAAAAAAGGTTGGAAAAAACCTGCAACATTTTATGAATATATATTTGAGGAAAATAAATGAGAAAGTTTAAAGGTGGTGGTAGTAGTGGACCAACAGAAACAAGAGTAACTCAAACTGATCTACCAGAATATGTACAGCCGTATTTTGAGAGACTATTACAGCGTAGTGAAGCAGATAGCATACAAGGGTATCAACCTTATGGTGGTCAACGACTAGCATACTTTTCGCCTGATGAATTACAATCTCAAGCAATGACTCGTGGCTTTGCTGAAGCAGGTACACCACAAGCATACACAGATGCACAAACTAGATTTGGTTCACAAACTCCATTAACTTCAGGATACACAGCAGGTACTGCTCCACAAGGCTATCAAGCTGGAACAGTTGGACCTACCTATCAAGCAGGTGCTTACAATCAAGGATATCAAGCTGGACCTTTTGATGCAGGATATTCTGCTGGTACTAGACAAACTGGCTATGATCCTACAACAAGACAGTCAGGATATAGTGCAGGTCAAACCGCACAAACTTATAATCCTTTAAATTATGAAGAGAATATTTCTAGGTTTATGTCTCCGTATCAACAAAATGTTACTGATATACAAAAAAGAGAAGCTGCTCGTCAATCAGATATTATGGGCAAAGGTATTGGAGATCAAGCTACAGCACAAGGTGGATTAGGTGGTTATCGTGAAGCTATTCAACAATCTGAAAGAGAAAGAAATCTTTCTCAACAAATGGATGATATTCAAGCACGAGGTAGTCAGTCTGCATTTGAGTCTGCTCAACAACAACTTGAAAGAGAAAGAGCTGGTGGCATGGGTGCTGCTAGATTTGGATTAGATGCATTTACTCAACAACAATCTGCACAGCAACAACAAGAACAACTTGCACAAAGAGCTTTTGAAACATCAGAACAATCAAGACAACAACAAGAAACTTTTGCTCAGTCTGCATTTAATGCAGGTGAATCAGCTAGACAACAAGCTGCAAAACTTGGATTATCTGCACAACAACAAGAAGATGCTGCAAGACAAGCACAAGAAAAATTTAGTCAGTCTGGATATCAAATGCAACAAGCTGCACAACAACAGCAATCTGCTCAACAGCTACAAGCATTTAAAGCACAACAACAAGCACTTCAACAACAAGGTGCTCAAGGTATTCAACAATATCAAGCTGAAGAAGCTGCTCGTCAAGCTCAAGAAAGATTTGGACAAAGTGCATACGATATGTCTAATCGCTACAACATGGCTGCTGCTCAAGGCTTACAAGGTATAGGTACAGCTCAACAAGCAGACGCACTTTCTAGAATTCAAGCCTTATCTGGCATTGGTGCTCAAGATAGAGCTTTACGACAAGCAAGTATGGACATGGGATACGATGACTTTCAAAGACAAAGAGATTTTTCTAAACGACAGCTTAGTGATTTTAGTGGTATGTTGAGAGGTGTGCCTGTAACACCCAATCAAACAACTAGCACATACAGTCAACAACCTGGATTATTTCAACAAGCAGCAGGTGCTGGTTTAGCAGGTCTTGGTTTGTATAGAGGAACAAGAGGATAATTATGAATTTAGTACAACAAGCAAATTTTTTAGAAGATGTGCCTAAAGAACAATTGGCTCAAATGTCGCAAGACCCTAATGGACAATTTCCTCCATTTTTAGTATTAAGCGAAATACAAAGAAGAACAACCAACGAAAAAAATTATCAAGCAATGCAACAACAACCTAATGCTACTGTAGCAGAAGAAGTTGTTAATGAATTTATGCAGCCTGAACTAGCACAAAACCAACCTACAGGTTTGCAGGGTGGTGTACCACAGTCGGCAACTCCCTTGCCAGACGAAAATATCTCTGCAGGATTATCTGGTGCACCAACTGCTCCTATGCAAATGGCAGCTAGTGGTGGCTTAACAGGTTATGCAGCAGGAGATTTAACTTCTTTACCTGCAGGTAGTGGACCACAAGGACAAGATATAACAGATTCAGATGTAAATACATTTATGAGTTTACCTAGAAATGCAGATGGAACTGTTGATAAAAGTGCAGTTGCAGGAGCAGTGGCAAGTGGTGCATTAACTGCAGCAGCAGTAGTTGGATTCTTTTATCCAGAACCAGTATCAAGTGCAGCAGGAGCTGCTAGATTAGCTACAACAAGTTTTGGAAACAAAATTTTATCAGCTCCAGGAAAATTAAAATCAGGATTACAAAATTTCATGGGAAGAAGAAGTTTGGCAGCAGACCCAATGAGTAAATTTGGAGCTTCTAATGTAACATTAAAATCTGGAGAAACATTACCAAAACTTTTAAATACTAAACAAATTGGATCACAAGCAATTAAGGATTTACGCATACCATCTAGACTAGGTTATGGCTTAACAGCACTAACTGCTGGAACAGGTCTTGGATATGCTTTAAGTGATGATGAAACTATTGAAAAACAAGAAGATAAAAAAGAAATGCGTATTGGCGATACCTACGATAAAGTAGTGGCTGCTGGTTTAAGTGCTGATAAAAATTCATCAAAAGGTTTAGGGCAAGGACAAATGGATTATAGAGATATGATTAGGTTAGGCACATCTATTATGGGTGCTAAAGATATTTCTGAGTTAGGAGAATCTGTTTCTGGAGTATTAGATGCACAAGATGCAAGAGCTACCACAGGATTACAACAACAATATCTTCAAGCACAAACAGATAAACTACAAGCTGATATTGCAGCAATGCCAGTAAAAGAAATTCAATCAGAGATTTCTATATACTCTAAATATCTTGATCAACTGAAAGAAAACTCTGAAGGAACTGAAGCTGATATAAGAAATATTAAAAATGCTTCTGATTATATTAATGCATTAAGTCAAGAGTTAATGACAGCTAGAGGTATTGATCTTGCTTCTGTTAATAGTCAAAAAAAATTATTAGAAGCTAGTGGCATAGGAAAAGTTTAAAGCTAATGGCTGTATTTGATTTACCAAATGGCGAAAAATTAAATGTTCCTGATCAATATCTAGGCGATGTTGATATGGCATCTAATATTAAAGATGTCTATGGTATTGATATTAATGAAGTTGCTTATGATCTAGATTGGTTAGCAGACAAACCTAAGTCAATAGCTAGAGGAGCTGTAGGATTAGCAGCAGATGTACCTTTAGGTTTAGCTGGTTTATTTGATATAGGAGATGATAGTGCTGCTGTTAAAGGTCTACAAGGATTTAAAGATTATTTAAGAGAAGATTCTGCATTAGCCTCTGATCCAAAATATAGAAATACATATGGTACAAAACTTGCAGAAGGTGCAGGTTCTTTTATTCCGTTTCTAGGAGCTGGTTTAGCAGGTAGAGCTTTAGCATCAAGAGGAGTTATTAGTCCAATGGCAGGAGCTTACGGAGTTCCAGCAGCATTAGCTGTGCCTACAGGTATGGCTCAACAAGTTGATCGTTTGCAAATGGCTAGAGAAATGGGTGAAGATGTTGGAGCTGTATCTGAAACATTTGCTACTCTAACTGGTGGTCTTATAGGTTTAACAGAAATTGCACCTATAGCAAATTTAATGAAAAAAATTCCTAAGTCTGCTCTTAGAAACAAAGAAACAAAAGATGCTATTCTTACTAAATTAAAATCTGCTGCACAGTCTGGTGCACTTGAAGGTGGTCAAGAAGTTCTTGCAAGTGTTTTACAAGACTTAACTGCTCGTGGTCTATACAGTGATGAGTTGCCTATAGGAGAAAGTTTATTTGATGAATTTACTATTGGTGGCATTATTGGTGGTACTGCTGACTTAGTTTTAAATAGTCTTGGACCAAAAAGAAATCAAGGTAATGCTTATCTTAGAGATAGAGAAGCTAGAGCTAGAAAAAATAAAGTTAATCTACAAGAGTCAGGTAAGTTTGAAAGAGCTATAGATCAAGGAGAAGTAACCGAATATCAACAACCTACAGTCGTAGCTAAACCAGATATACCTGTTCCACCTATTGAAGGCTTAGAACCTCAACTAGAAATTACACGATTACCTGATGGAACATTTGCTGTTATAGATACTCAAGCTATTGACAGTCCTGTACTTGCAACAGCACCCACAGAAACAGAAGCAATAGTTCTTAAAGACAAACAGTTTACTCAGTTTGAAAGAGATAAATTAAAATCTAGATTAGACAATGATTTATACAGCATGGGTTTAAGTGAAAGCTCAACTGCACAAGAAATAGGAGCAACAATTCTTGATCCTAATTCAGCAGAATTAGATTTGCAAACTTTACTTAACTTTGATACTACATTTAAAGGTCCAAAGAAAAAAGCAAGACTTGATTCCACTAAAGCTCCAGATGATGTAATTAAACACATAGAAAATCAAGGTTTAGATTTTAAGTCTACTTATTCTATGAATGAAGCAAAGTTATTTTTAAACAAAAAAGATTTTAATTCTTTAGCTTCTGATATGGCACAAGTTGTATTTCAACAATCAGAAAAAGCAGGTATGCCTTCTATTCGTGCAGATAAAAAACAATTAGATACTTCTATTGGAGCAATAAAAGCATTAGCTAAATCTAAAAATATAGAGTTAGACGATGGAGGAATAGCGACTCCATTTATGAGATTTAATTCAATGACTACAGGAACTCCTATGTACAGACATATGAGCAAAGGACAAAAAGAATTACTTTTAGCTAAAATACATTCATTACCTGCATTTAATAATTTAACTCCTTTACCTGATTTTTCAATACGAGAATACACAGCAAAAGATATGGCTGATTTTGTAGCTGGTGTAGGACAAGCAGAGTTTGATGGCAATGATGTAAGAACATATTTAAAAGAAAGATTTAAAGATAGAACTCCAAAATATCATCCTTACTCTGATGGTAAATTTGATGACTTAATAATGAATGAACAGCTTGATACTTTTCTTCGTGATTTAAAAACAAGTGGCAGAGTTGAATCTGTAGGAGAAAAAATAAGTACAAAAAAATATCCTTTTCCAGTATTAAGAATTAAACCTAACTTTGAGTTTGATATTGCAAGAAGAGCAGAAGGATTTAATGAAACTCCTGAAGAGTTTGGAGCTAGGCTTACTCAAGAAAATAAATTACCACAAGAAACTATTGACCAGTTAATAGAATCTGAAAAAGTAAAACAACAAAAAGTTTTACCTCCGAAAGAAATAGAACCTAAAATAATAAACTTCCAAGAAGTTATAGAAGAAGGTCGTACTAATAAGTTTGCAAAAGAAATTCAAAAAAAATTAAAACAAGCTGGGTTATCAGAAGTTGGAGTTGTTGTTAGCAATGACATACTCTCTACAGAAACTTTAGTTGCAGGACAAAAAGGGGAAATCGTGTTTGACCCCACACAAACTAGAGCACAACAAACTAAAGGTCAGTATGACGAAAATACTGATACTATCTTTTTATCTTTAAACGCTGTTAATCCTGAAGGCACAGCATCAGATATAGAAATCCAAGAACAACTTAATAGAATTATAGATGGTCAAATCATTCATGCATTTCGTGCTAAAGATTTAATCACTGAGCAAGAATACAATTATCTTAAAAAAGAAGTTAAGCGTAGAAAAGTTCCGCAAGGTTTTGATGAAAACTTTAAAGGCAAAACTTTTTATGATAGAAGTAAAACACTTAACAACGACAAAGCTCAATCACTTACAGCAGAAGGCAAAGGTGTTGATGCTATAGATGAGCTATACATAGAAAGTGCTGTAGCAGAAATGTATAAGGCAAGAAACATTAAGCCTGATATACCACCTAAAGCTCAAGGCATTTTTGATAAGTTCTTAAACTTCTTTAAAAGCATGGGCACGGCTATGCGTTCTTCTGGTTATAAAAAATCTTCAGATATATTTAATGATATTGAAGCTGGAAAGATTGGTTCAAGAGAAAGAGATCAGATTAGAACTTTTAGAGAGTTAGATAGATTGCCTATTGCAGCAGAGACTGCTCCTATATTTGAAGTAGATGATGTTCAGGAAAAAGAAACAATTGAATTTACTGAAGAGGAAGCTAAAGAATTTAATATTTCTAATACAGTATTTGTAGAAACAGAAACAGGTGCATTTGTTTCAGCTCCATATAATCCAATTAAAGGAAGAATTCTTGCTCCACCAAAAGTACAAAAAGGTAAAAGAACAACTACAGCTAAAGATAGAAATAAAATTTATAACAAATATAAACTTACTGAAGAAGAATATCTAGAAGATGCTGAAGCTATTCTAGATAATATTAAAAATAAAAATTTACTTGGTGCAATGGAATGGTATATAGAAAATGCTCCTAGTCAAGATTATAAATTAATAGCTACTAGAGTTTTAAAACAATTAAAAAAATTAAAATCAGCCAATATAGATTTTGATATTGTTATTTTTGATGATGCATATCTTCAACAACCTGCATCGGGATGGTTAGCAGAAGATATTAAAGAATTAAAAGCTCGTAAAAATAACTTGAATGGACAATCAATCGCACCTGGAAATGCAGGTAGAAGAAATGGATTAATATATTTAAATAATGTAGATGGAGCAAGAGGAAATGGTGTAAATTTTGATACTTTTTTACATGAAGCAATTCATGCAGTAACACAAAGTACAGTTTTTATAGCTAATAATCCAGATGCTTTTTATTACCAAGATATTACTCTTACTCAAAAAAGTATGGAGCAAATTAAAAGATTAGAGAATTTGCGAAAAAGAATTAAAAAAGAAATTAATCAAGAAAAACAAAGTGGCAAATGGAGTGAAAGAAGTTATCAAGAACAATTTAGAATCAATTATTCAACAAAAAATATAAATGAACTTTTGTCTATGGGTTTAACTGATAGATATACTCAAGAGTTTTTTGAAAATATTAAATATACTCCTAAAGGAACAAACACTTTATGGGATGTTTTTGTAGATAGTATTAGAAAAATATTAGATATTCCTGCTAAAAAAGGTACAGCTCTTTCTGCATTTTTAAAAGAAGCAGATCAAATTCTTGATTTAAATCCTGAAGATATTAAAGCTACTCAAAAAATGCTTAGTAAATATCAAGATCAAAATGCTAAAGATAATCAAATAAATGCACCACCTATAGAAACGCAAAGAGAAAGTATTAATAATCAAATAAAAAAATTACAACAACGACTTGATCCATTACAAGCAACTATGAATCAAGAGTATGCTGTAATGAGCAATGCTAATAACTTAAAACTTAGTAGACAAATACAAGAAATAGAACAAGAAATAACAGCATTGCAAGAACAATTAAAAAATCTTTCTCCAGAACAAACATCTTTTGTATTTGAGCAAGGCATTCGATCTCAAGACCCAAGCATATCATTACAAAAAGCTGTAGAGTCAGCAGAAGAATTAACCAAAAAAACTCCTAGAGGTGATATACCTCCTTATAATTTAAATGCTTCTGATGTTGCACTAGAAGCTGCTCAAGAATTTATTGCAGACCCTACAGCTCGTATGCCTAAGATGCCTGTTAATGAGTCAGCAGTGCCAGAAGAGTTTAAAGAACGAGCTGAGAAAACTGGTTATCAAAGAGATGAAAGAACAGCAGGAGAAAGATTTATAGATGTTGCTGCTGATCCTATTACAAGTGTTAAAAAATTCTTTGCCAATACAAGACAAACTTATATTGATAGTTTAGATAAACTTGATAAAAAGATAATTGAAGGCATTGAAACCAACGAAGAAGTAAGACTTGCAAATAACTTAGTATCAACTAGCACTATGGCTGCTTTAAGATTAGCAGATAGAGCAAGAGGTGTATTTGCACAGATGCTAACAAGAGGTGTGCCTGTTGATAAAATAGATGGCGTTGATGCTTTAACTTCAGTGCAAGAGTTTGAGTTTTCTGCTAGATACAATCCTTTTGTAGATGGCAATACAGGTAAAGGAGGTCTTGTACAATTTACTGCACCTTTATATTCAGACCCTACAATAGATAAAGAATATGTATTTGGTTTATATGCTGGTTTAAAAAGAGTTAAAAGTCTTAATGAGAATGGCGTAGAGGTTGATGTTCCATCAAGTTTAAGAGACCTAGAACTTATTGAACAAATAGAAAATAATTACAAAGATGTTGTAGAGGTCTACAACAATTATCAGCAATGGAATAATGGATTAATTAGTTTTGCAGAAGCTAAAGGTATTTTAAGCCAAGAACAATCTCAGTTATGGAGAACTCATTCTGCATACTATCCTTTCTATAGAAACATGGTAGATGATACTGAAATGAGTGCACCTGCGGTTGGTGGTGGTTCATTACCAAGCAATCCTCTTTCAATTAAAATGAAAGGTTCTGAAAAAGAACTCAATGTGCCTCCATTAGAAGCTATAGCAAGAAACTCTTTGTCTATATTAACTGCATCTATGAAGAATGATGGCGTTGCTAAATTAGTTAGAGACTTAGAAACAATGGGCGATGCCAAAGAAATTAGTCCAAGTCAAACACCAGGATTAGATACAATTTTTGTATTTGAAAATGGTGTAAAGAAACACATCTTATTAAAAGACCCAGAAACATTTCTTGCTTTGCAATCTGTAGGTGGAGTTAAAACAGATATGTTAACTAAAATATTTGCTGTACCAGCAGGAATATTAAGAGACACAGTTACTCGTGATCCTGGATTTGTTGTTGTTAATATATTAAGAGATACACTATCTTCTGCTGTTACATCAGGAGTTAAGCTAGGTATAGATGCAGACAGCTATACACCTATTATAGATTCAGTTAAGAATATGTTTGGTGATATGACTGATCTAGAAAAGTTTGGAATTATAGGTGGTTATGATTTTGCCAACGATGAAGGTGACATTGTTAGCTTTATGGCAAGAACAAGAAGGCAACAAGGACTATCATCAGAAAACGGAATTACTCCAGAAAGTGCATTTTATAAACTATGGGATGGATTGGGTGGACTAACCACTAAATCAGATGGTGCAACTCGTAAAGCAGTTTATGACTCAGTATATAAAAGTGCATTAAAAGATGGTGCAACAGAAGCGGAAGCTCAATCAGCAGCAGCATATCAAGCATTAGAAATAATAAACTTTGGTCGCAGAGGACTATCACCTACATTCAAGCTAGTGACTTCTGCAATACCATTCTTGAACGCAAGAATACAGGGTCTTGATGTCTTGTATAGATCGTTTAGTGGTAAATATTCTGCTACAGAGAAACTGCAAGAAGGCGAAACAATGGAAGAACTCAAAAGCAGAATTGTAAAGACGGCTTTGCAAAGAGGTCTGGGCTTGATGGGTGTCACCATAATGTATTATTTACTGGTCAGTGATACCGATGATTACAAAGAAGCCAAGCGAGAAACAAGAGATGATAATTGGTTAATACCTACGCCTTGGGATTACACAGTTAAGATACCTATACCTTTTGAAGTAGGCATGATGTTTAAGGCTTTACCTGAAAGGATTGTTGATATGGCATGGGGTCAAGTAGAAAAAGACCCTCTGAAATCTATGGCAAGACAGCTAGGAACTTCTGCAAAAATTCCAGTCTTTAGTGGAGACATTAGTGTTCAGGCTGTTAAACCATTGTTTGAAGCTATCACTAACAGAAACTCTTTCACAGGCACTGAGATTGTTCCTTACTACAAGTTAGGCTTAGAAGCAGGGTATCAAGCTAATCCCCAAACAAATGAACTGGCAAGGCTTATAGGTGAACAGCTAGGCATATCTCCAATGAAGATAGAGTATGTGCTTAAAGGCTACACAGGAACGCTAGGTGGCTATGCTTTAAGTGTCATAGACTCTATGGTCAGAACTGCTACAGGCAGTCCTTACATCCCTAACAATGCATTTAATAATCCAACGAACTGGGCACAACTACCAGTCTTTAAAAGACTTCTTGTAGATTCTAATCAGATGGGAGGATTGCAACAGCAGTTTTATGAACTAAGAGGGGAAGTTAATAAGGTCACACAGACCATGAACAGTCTCAAGAAACAAAAAAGATTTGATGAACTGGCAACTTATAGAGCCAACAATCAAGGAACTATGAATGTTAAAAATCAAGTCCGATCAATGGAAAGATACTTAGATAATTACAGAAAGAAAAGAGATGCAATCATGCGTAGAGAAGATGTTTCTGTTTCAGTCAAACAAGGATTGCTTGAAGATTTAGTTTTAGAAAGAGATAAGAGATTAGCTTTTGTACCTGAGTTAAGAAAGAAAGCCAATGTTCCCATCTTTACAGGAAACCTGTAGCTAAGATTATCTCTTACCAGTAAATAATATTTTCTTTTCGGCTGCCAGAAGCTGCGAATTTTGATTTACTATTCTGACTGCATTGTTTAGGTCAACAAGTTTGTTTTCCATTTGGTCAAATTGTGCATCCACTCCCTTTAGCTGATCAATCAACTTCTCTTCTTTGAATTGTTTTAATCTAAAGAAGTCATTGTGATTAGGATGACGAGCATGAAACAAACGAGCATAGAAGCTAATGTAATCATTGCTGATCTTAAACTCCCCTCCATTCGTTTCTATCTCCCTGTTCCACCTAATGCGATTAATGATTGCCCAATGAGAGTAATGCTTTCTGCCAGTCTTAATAGCTTCTAGCGTGTACTCCTCAAACTTATCCCATACTTGAGGGTTCTTCTTATGCCATCCCCACCAAGCCTCTTTCCTTTCCTGTAGCTTCTTCTCAAGCTGTTCAATTACCATTGACATCATCTTCCTCCATTAACTTTTCTAACCACCCTGCCATTTGAAATCCATTTGAATCATTATCAGGGTTTGTGTACACCACATTCTTTACATCTTTTACCAATGTCTTAGGCAAGTAATACCTATTTGCAATATCAGTTAAAATCTGTAACAACTCTTCTCTGTCTACGCCTTCTGCCCATTGCTTGACTTCATCGTAATTCACATCATCTTTAACCATTCTTATCCTCCTCTATTGTTAGAACACATCTAGGGTTATCTTTATCCACACCCCCAAACCTATACACCACTTTCTTAATCTGCTTGGAACTATCATCCTCAATGATCTCAGCCTTAACCAAAGCATCGCAAGTAAACTTATCTATAATAGAACAAGGGTTACTCACATCCAATCTTCTCTTGCTTTTGGCATAGTAGACATACTCCAATGAAACAACATCACTAAACTTAGGCAAGTCTTTAATCCTTTCCAACAAATCCTCTGTATAAATTTTCTTAGAAGCAGATAAGATTCTGTAATGAGCATTGCGATAATTGTTTAGGTTCAGAATGAACTTCTTGTTTTTAGAATAGTAGACTTCAAGGGGTAGTATAAGAATCATGAATGAATTTCTATTGACTGGTAAAATATATTTTTATTGCTGCGATCCTTGGAAGCCGTCATTCTATTTCTACAAAAACCATAAACTGATCTTCATCTATCCTAATAATGGCTACGATGTTCTGATCTTTAAACTTTCTTTCTATACTGGTTAATGTTTTCATCTTAACGAGATGGGTATCTATTTGATAATCACCATCTGTTGTCTCTAGTATTATTGATTTAAGACTTTTCATTACGCAACTCCATTAGATCATTCCATTTATAAAACTTTTTATTTATGTCATCCCAAAAATTACCTTTGTGTTTTTCTTCATAGGAAACTTCTATAGAACAAGCAATGTTTTTTTTATCTATGTGATCTTGTACTTGTTGTTTAACCTCTTCATCACTAGGTATATGATCAAATTCAAAACAAAAGAAAGGCTGAACAACTACCTTTTTTATTTTTGATTTAGTCTTAAAGTCTTTCATTCGTTCTCCATAATATTGTTTACTTGATCTAACAATTCTTGTTCTGTTCCATAGGCTGTTTCAAACCTCTTCTTCCAAGGATGCCTACTGATAACAGGCTCGACATTCTTGCCACCTCGATGATGGTCAAAGCACAAGGGAAGGACATTAAAATGTGCGTTCTCTTTAGTCTTGCCATGAATATGATGTATCTCTACAGCAGTATTATTAAAGCCTTTGTTGAAACAAACGATACAGCCTAGCTGAGAGACTGAATCCATATGTCTCTTCTCTTTAGCGTTTGGGTTTCTTCCTTTTACTGCCATCTTTTTTACCAAATATTTTTTCCCAATTGTCCTGATACTTTGTACCCTTTTCAGGTCTCCTCTTGCTACCCTTCGACATCTTCATCCCATATAAAACTTACAGTAGTCTTACCAAAAGAATCATACTGAATCTTCCATACCTTAAAAGGACAAGCATTAAGCCATGCAAAGAAGTCTCTAGCTTTTTGGTTCATGCTCCATACCTCTTGCGTTCTTCCCTAGCGTTGACCATCTTAGTCCTCCACTCCTCAAAGCCTACTTCTAAGGCTCTTAGCTGTATCTTAATAGCAGACAAACCACCTTTGGCTTCTCCCACTCTTAGTCTAGCGTTATAGAGTTCGTCACTAGACTCTGCCCAAGTTTCTTGAGCAGAGGTAGTTTTCATTCCATCAGCAAGTGCCTTGAGTTTAAGAACAGCCAACAACTGTTTGACATCAGCTTCATTCTTAAACACCAAGTATTCAGTTTTCTCTATCAGTGGTGCAAGAGTTCTAATTTGATGCATCCACGATTCTACTTGCTCATCCACTATCAACCCTCCTTGGTAAAGAATTTACCAATCTGATCTTCAACATTGTTTAATGCTTTTCTTCCATGCATTTCATTGAATACTCGTCTAGCAATTTGTTCAGAGTATGGTTCTTCTTTATGCACCCTTCTTTCATCAGTGTTCATCCTAAACCATGTGCTGAAATTAGCTTCGTAAGATTCATCGTCATCGTATGTAAATACTGCTTGTTCCATATCAAACCCCCAGTCTGTCTTGGTTAATTTTATCTCGTTCTTCTTGTATCTTGAAAAACATATAGTCCATCAAAAGGGAATGTGGGGTAGACCCACTTCCCTCTGCGATAGGTTTTAACTGCTCAATCAAATCAGAGTAGTTCTTCATGTATTCAAAAAATATATACTGGTCAATAGAATTTTCTATGTCCTGTATCTGCTCTTTGTTTTGTAAAATACTCATTTAGAATGGAATGTCATCATCAGAAATCTCAGGCTTACTTACAGGTCTAGGCTCTACAGGTCTAGGTTCTGCATCAAAGTCATCAGGTTTCTTCTGTGGCTGTGGAATATCTAATCGACAATACTTGTAGTCATTGCCATTCTTAGATTGCCTATCCCATAAAGCAACACGCATCTCAGCTTCTTGCCCACTCTTAACTTTCTCTACCAAAGACTTGAGTAGCTTTTTATCTAGGACAACCTTGCCTGTCCAATCAGGCTGTTTCTCATTGTCCTTGTAGTTATTAGTGAAGATTGCTCCATCACTCTGCATCCTTTCTTCAGTCATCTTTTACCTCCTTTGGTAAGTTATTTATAAATTCTTGAATCGCAACATCTAAAGTTTCTTTATGCTTTGGAAACTTATCTTTAAGAGTTCCTACTGCTTCGCTGTTAGTTTTATAGGCATTTACAACTTCATCCCTCGTGGTATAAAGAGCCAAGGTTTCTACAAATCCATGAACAAAAGCATCTGCCCAACCTTTAGACCCCATAGCATCCTCTTCAACAACCTCTTCCTTTACAGGTTCAGCTTTCTTAGGTGGTGCTTTCTTTTCTTTAGGCTGTTCATCTTTAGCTTCATCAGGCAAAGTTTCATCAGCCATACCAGTAAAGACTGATATGCCTAATCCAAACATCGCCACACATTTAACCAAGCATCGCATCGCATTATCTGATACTTGCCTAGCATGAGGATTGACCACTGGGTTATTCTTATAATCCATGACTGGCAATCTCATCTCTCTTACCAAGTCATCAATCATAATTCTAGTCACAACTTCAGCCGTGCCATCAGGTAGAGTCTTGTAAGGTACTCCATCGAAATCGACAAACTCATATTGTGCTTGTGGGTACTCCTCACATAGAAGCATCCACATCCTTGACCAACTCAGATAAGTTAGTTTCATTTTCTCCTCAGTGTGTTTTGACACATCCACTTTGGATAGTGTTTCCCACACATCTTTATAGGTTAGTTTTTTCTCAGCCATTTTATACCTCCTCAGTATTTAATTGTTTGTAAGTCATATTCTTGTACTTGTTAAATAAATCTTTAACAAACTTAGGAACATCTATCTCCTTGAAAGAGTTCATCATGATGTCTCTCTCAACTAGGTTCTTAAACAGACCCCAAGAATCCCATACAATACTCAAAGGCATACTGTGTGCATGATAAGGACTTTGAATACCTGTCTGATAATGAAATCCTTTTCTATAATTAAACTTCATTACTTTGTCCTGAAGTTTGTTATGCCTAACCCTAGATTCTTCTTCAAGTTCTTTAATCTTCAGGTCTAACTCATAAAGACTTTGCCTCTCACTATCAAATAATTGATATTGTTTGGTTTGCTTTAGTGCTTCTAATTTTTTTAAATGGTGTTGTTCCATTAACTTCTTTACCTCTTTTGAGATAAAGTCTCTTTCTTTAGCTAATAATTTCATTTTTCTCCCTTTGAAATTGATCACAAAATTCAGCCACATCACAATAGTCTTTACATCGAATACATTCTCCCTTGAGAAATTCTATGTTTAGAATCTTCTTGTCATCGTGACCACCTAAAAACTCATCAGCTAATTCTTGCGTATCCAAAACACGCAGAGCAGATTTCCTACCCTTTTTCATAACTCGATAAGCATCCTTCCTTCTCCACACTTCCGCATCACTGCACAAAGGCAATGTCTTACTGATTAGATAATCAGCTTCTGCATCTTGATGGATTGAAACTCGTTGTTTGATAAACTCTTCTTGTTGTTCTTCACTCCATTTGAGTATAGGAATGACACTGACTGGTGACTTAGGATAACCATCCCCACTTCTCAGCATTTGGTTTTTGCTCCAGTCTCGATTGATCGTAATTATATTTAACTGGTCAATAGAAATTTCTGGGTAGTTCTGACGAAGCAACCAATCGTAGCAATTAAGCTGTTGTTCCCACTCTATCTTCCCATCTTTCATTGCAGACATAACTGACCAAACAGATGTGACTTTGTAATCTTTAAGAGTGTTAGTGCCTAAAGAGATTGAATCAGTCTGACCACTGATAGTCCAACCATTTACCTTGGCGAACATCCTCTCCTCTGTGATGGTGTCCTCGTTGCCCTCATTGGCTCTCTCAAGGATAGTGTGAACACTTTGACCTAGTAGCTTCCAAATCTCGTTAGAGACATCCACACTGATCTCAGAGTCATGTTCCTCTTTAAGTAGTCTAATGCGAGGAGGAGCAAGTAAACCAGTGACCGACATAGTAGAAGCACCTTTAGAGTAGCTATCGTTATGCACCGCCCTGATTATTTCATCAGGTATGTTCTGATTGTTAGTGTATTTCAATGTGTATTCCTTTTCCTTTTTTGCTTAGAGATACAACATTGCCAATCTCAGCTTGAGCCTTGAGACCCTTAATAGATATTCTTCTATCTCCTCTAGCATTGTTAGTTCTATATAGATTGATAACAGTCTCAGTGCCATCAATAAACTTAGCTTCTAGTGTGGCTCTATCGCCTGACTTCATCTTATTAAAGTCAACGCCATAAGATTTAACAAACTCTCTTACGCTGTTGTTAGCATCTATGATTGCTTTGTCTAACATTGTCTTAGTGAGTTTGATCTGTGCTTCCATTACTTAATTCTCCATATGCCTATGCCATCAGCTAACTGTCTTACAGTAAACTTCTTGTTAGGATTCTTGTAAGTGAATCGCAACACAAAGTTCCTAATGATTTTTTGTTCTTGGTTTATTTTGGTTTTAGGTAGTGGTACAACGATACTGTCATCTACCTTTAAATCTTCTAAAGGTAAGTCGTACTTTCTTGGTTTACCTTTTGATCTAGGTAGTGGTATACCTTTCTTAATTTCAAACTCCATATGCTTTCCTCAATAGATGGTTATGAATAAATTATATAGACTAATTGAATTTTATCAAGAGAGATGATGTTAATTTGTTTATAAGCAGATGAACCCTTGATTAGTATGGTGGAATGAATTAATATTTGGGAATGGATTTAAACGCTGAAACAAAACTTGATCTCTTGGTTATTAAACAAGCTGTTCGAGATTGTGGAAGCAAGGACATTGATATTTCAAGTAAGGCACTCTCTTATTTTATATCAGATGACTTTAAAAAACTAGCAAAACGCAATCATATCGATGCAGATATGGTTAGAGGTGCAGTTGGAAGTTTAAGTGCTTACCCACTACTATCAAGAAAGAAGTTAGCTAATGATATGGCTAAAGAGATTGATGCTGTGTGGGTTAAGAAGATTACTTAGTAGGTATATATACCTAGTAAGTATTTTAATAAGTAACTACTAAAAGTAGTAAGTATAAAAAGAAATGTAAGGGAGGTCTTATGCAAAGTCAAGAGGTAAGTGATATTAGAAGTCACATTAACCACAACAATAAAACAGGTGACATGGGTCAGGGTCAGTACAAGATTACTTGTCCTAGTTGCCAAAACAACAGAACAAAAAACAGAACAGACACCCCACTAAGTGTCAATATTAATTCAGAAACCATAGTTTATAATTGTCATCATTGTGGAATCAATGGTGCATTTCCAAGAACACAAGGAGTTAAAATGTCAGTCGTCAAAACACCACCAAAGAAACCAATGAAGCCAATCAATCTACCCAAAGAAACCAAATCAGATAAGACTGCTCAATGGTTATTGGCACGAGGAATTAGTCAGGAGGTAGCGGAGGATTGTGGTTGCGTCTTGGCAGAAAAAAATAATTTACCAGTCATAGGTTTTTCTTTCCACGATGGTTCTAACACTATCGCAGTCAAATGGAGAACAGCAAATGGTAAGAAAGACTTTTGGTGGGATAACAACGCAGTCAAACTATGGGGTAAGCAAACTTTCAAAGATGATTTGCCAACAGTTGAATCAACGATTGTAATTACAGAGGGAGAGATGGATACCCTTGCAATTAAAGAAGCGTTCAAAAATCACAGCAACATTACAGTTTACTCAGTTCCAAATGGAGCACCAAACAAAGTAGCAGATGACAAGAAGGTTGACCCAAATGAAGAGGGTAGGTTTAAGTATGTGTGGAGTGAGAGAGCAAAGTTCGAGGATGTTGAGAGGATTATTCTTGCCACTGATATAGATGATAGTGGAGATGCCTTGGCACAGGAGTTGTCAAGGAGACTTAACAAGGCTAGATGTTATAAGGTTGATTACCTTGGACATAAAGATGCGAATGATCTATTAATAGAGACAGATGCTAAGACTGTTAGACAACAGATACTTAATGCACAGCCAGTTCCTTTGCATGGTCTTAACAACATAGACTTTTACGATAAGGAGTTCCAAACTTTGTATGACCAAGGATATCCTAAAGGAGTAAGCACAGGGTTTGCCCAAGTAGATAGTCTATTTAATTTGCAGACAGGTTATCTTGCAGTGATCACAGGCTATCCTTCGGATGGTAAGTCAGCTTTTGTTGATCAGTTGTGTGTGAATGTAGCCAAGAATTACGGATGGAAAACAAACTACTGTTCTTTTGAAAAGCCACCAACACTTCATGCAATTCAGTTAGCACAATGTTTTACTGGTAAACCATTTTTTGAAGGGCAGAATGCACGGATGACCCAAGAAGAAAAAGACTTCTCGCAACACTTTATCAACGAACATTTTTTATTCCAAGATTACCAAGATGGAGGGATGCCCACGATTGAAAGAGTTCTAGAAAAAGGAGCAGATGCAGTCATGAGATATGGGGTAAAGATACTTGTCATAGACCCATTCAATTTTATCCAGTCCAATCATCAAGGTTTAGTCACAGATGCTATCTCTGAAATGCTTACGAAAGTTCAGTTGTTTTGCAAGAAATTTGATGTGCTTTGTTTCTTTATTGCTCATCCCACCAAACCTTTTGTCAGGGATGGCAAGAAGAATGTTTGTACTGGGAATGATATCAGTGGAAGTAATGCTTGGTTCTCTAAATGTGATACAGGATTGACAGTTTATCGTGGGGAAAGTAATGTAGAGATACATTGTTGGAAGCAAAGGTGGGCATGGTGTGGAAAAACAGGTAACACCAGTCTAACTTTTGACCCATTGAGTAATAGATATGCAGAAGAAGAAGTCTTACATGACGATTATGACTGGGAATTCTAAAGAAGATATTCATGTCAATGATATAGGCAGTGCTTATCTTCATAAAAGACATAAGGTTCAAGTCAAACAATTTGCTAAATCAAAAGTTGGTCGAGCCATAGTGCTTGATCAACACTTAATAGATGTGCTGTTTCTTAATAACGACCTTGATACCCAACAACATAATGTATGCGATAAGTATCTTGGTTTATTAAGTAAGTCAGGATGTTTTGTCCAGACCCCAGCTCTAGATAAAATATTATTTACTGGTCATCAAAATTCAGCCTCCGAATCTCGCTCTGTAATTCTAATTAAAGTTCAAAGAAAAATTACAGAAGAAGTTGGGAGAAAAAAAGAACAGTTGTTTTGGAATTTGATGGTAAACAACCCAAAGAAAATCAATGCCTTGGAGGTAATGGTAATTCAAGAATGTGCGGATGCACTACAAAACTATTGGTATGTCAGTCAGCAGAACCCTGTATCGCTGTTCCAACAAAGCCTTGTAAACCAGTCTTAACTGGTACAGTTTCTTGTTTCTTAGGTTTAACAACAACACCCTTATCATCTGCTTCGTTATGAATCATATGAATGATCTGCTTGTTAAGTGATCTGCTTTCTTTTTTAGCTAAAGCGTGTGCTAGTTCGTAAGTTTCTTCTGAACATCTAATGAATAGGCTCTTCATCTTCTAATCCCTCTGTTATTAATTCTTCCAATGCACTCTGTATATTTTCATCTGTATAAATAATCTCAGGAGCATCCTGTATTTCTGCAATGGCAACGCTCTCTCTTCCTACTTGATAGAATCTATCGTTTTCAAGTTGATGAATAGCTGATTTAAGAAGCCATGTATTAGATGTAATTAAAGGGTCATCGAGTAATGAAATGGCAAAGGTCAAAGCATCTAGCTCATTTTGAAATACCCATACCAAATGTTTCCATTTAGCACTACTCTTAGTGCTGTTGGGATTACTTGGGTCAGGAATATCTAACTTGTAAGTGTGTCTAATAACTGCAAACATTCCTATATTCTAAGTGAAATGCAATCAAATTGAAAGCTGTTCTACATGGAACACGCAAACAAATGGATCGCAGCCCAGAAAAAAATAAATATTATTTACCCGTCTGGGAAAAGTTCTAGCCAAAAAGTTCATTGGAGTATGGACTATCACTCACTACCAAAAAAAAAGGGTAAACATCTCTGCTTACCCTTTAAAAATCTAACTAATTAGACTTGGAGGTCTCACTCTTATGAAGTGATTGGAAAGGCGTTGTATTTGGATTGTTCCTTTAATGCTCATCCAGTTTTTGAGCAACCTTATGATTCTTAATATACATGAATGATTGCAGATTGCAAGACTTATTAACAGTTTATCCACAGGGTTATCCACAGCCGAATACCAGTAAATAAAATATATTTTCAAAAAAAAACTGGGATGGTAAGAAATTTACTGCAACCCATCAAAGTTTATATACCAGTAAATATATTTTTTTTTCAGCAGGGTAAACAAAAATCCCCCCCCTCTTCTACAACCCCAGTAAATTCTATATACCAGTAAATATTTTTTCTCCCTGTAGAAAAACACAGCCGTTGGATGCCCTTGAAACACCTTATTTTGAGCCAAAAAAAAAGGCGATAGCCACTAATTAAAGTAGCTACCGCCTTATTTATTTTATCCCTCCCTTGATTTTCTAATGAAGCCAAGATGCCTATTTACATGGAAACCCCTTCGTTGATACCATGTTCTAAGCTGAACAACATTTAAACCTTTTCTTCCCAGTCGTTGAATTTGACCAGTGATTTCAAGGTTATGTTTATCTGCCAATTTAACCAACCAATCCAAACCTTTAGAACCTAATCCAGTTCCCATGTTTAAAGATATGATTGCACTTAGTCTTATGCCTTTGAGAGTAGGATTCAATTCAAAAGTTGCCACGCTATCTAAAACATATAGATGCCCTACTTTAATTGTTTCCGATTCTAATTCTTCCCAAAAACTCATGATTAATCTCTGCAAAAGATCAGGACTGATAAACAAAAAGCTGTTCCCAATCCACTATAGAAGATCACAAAGTAATCTGCCCTAGCTATCCATTCTTGCGAAAGTAATCCCTCTCCCCAAGTAAAACCTAGGAAGAGAAATGCAATAGCACCCATTGATGCAATGATAGTTAAGAATCTATTCATGATAATTCCTCCTCATCAATAAAGAATTTGATATGAACAAATCCTCCACTCATAGATGAGATTGAATATCTATAATCGCAAGTTTCCAACCATGCAATAAAAGACTTTAGATGCTTCGTCTGAATACTAGCACTCATGATTGCACCTCCTCTTCGATGTCAGACAACCATTCATCAAAATCTTGTCTTAATCCGTCTGGCATATCATTAAGTAATATTTCCATTTTAGGATTGTCATTCCATTGAATTAATATTTGAGTTGCTACTATTGTTCTGCTCATGATTGCACCTCGTGATTCACAGTCAAAGTTATCAGATACTTTTTATCCTGAATATCTTTACATAGATTTATTACATCTAGATTTGTATAAAGACTCTCTCGCATAGCAAAAGAATCTAAAAACAAATCAGACTCATTCCTAGCAAAATAAATAGCATTGAGTATTAAACTCAATACATCCACCTCACTCATTGATTTATCTTTTGGAACACCATTAGGATATTTCAAAAAACATGAGACTAACATCCAATCAGCCTTGCTCATGATATTTGGCAAATCTCCTATAGGAGTTTTACCTTTCATATCAATCCCATATTTGCTTCCCATTTCTGAAAAGACTTTATCTCGTTCTTTATTCATAATTTACCTCCAAGTAATATTTGAATAGTTAAGTTTCTGTTTCGACCTTTTAGGTCTCATCAGGGAAAAAACACATTTTCCGACAGAAATCGCCAAAATAGGCTTCATGTACTCGCACCAGTGAACGAATCGTGGGAGGGTCAAGGGTCTTGCAACCCCTGAAACACCCCCCTCGCATATCGCATCCTAGTTATAGAAGTCAGCAGTTTCAACATAGACCACTTCGCCAAAGGCTAGGTTTTCTGAATAAGTGCTTTTATCTGTGACTGCCCAAAAGACAGGTACATCAGGCTCGACTTCAGGACTCACTTCACCCCAGCCGTCAGTGAAGTAAACAATAGCTTGAACATCATCCACATCATCTGAATGATCATTGAACAAGTTAAATGGAGGGTCGAACAATGTTCCACCACCACCCCTCACCTGTAATTCAAGATCATCGCCTTGATCTAACTCATAGATATCCCACCACTCGCCTTGTTGATTCTTACGAACAACAGTATCGCAGTAGCACACCCTGATCTTATCAAGACCACAATCCTCAGCCATTGCCTGAATCTCAGTAGCGAACATATTCAATTCGTATTGAGAAACAGAACCACTGGTATCAATCATGATAGCTAACTCGCCACCTTGCGGAGACTTTGCTTTGCTAGGTAAATTAATACCTCGATGTTGATGCCTTTTGTTTAGCCTAGACCAAGTATTCTCTTCAGAGATAGAGGACTGCAAAAGATCATTAAGTTGTTCTCTCCAATCCACTTGCACTTCTTGATTCGCATCAGCAGAACCAAGACCACCTGAAGAACCAGTGCCACTCATAGCAATCTCTAACTTTTCAGCTAAAGAAATTGCTCTCTGAATTTCACCTTTAACTTCTTGCATTTCTGCATCAGTCAATGGTTTCCCTTCATCGTTAGTAGCATCCCATACTTCGCCAATTGCAGAGGGAATCGAATCCCAATCTGTGCCTGTTTCAACACCCTCTCCAGTGCTTTCATCAGATTCAGATTCGCCAATACCAGTATCGGAAATATTTCCTGTACCAGTCTCAGATAATTCTTCTCCCTCTTCATCAGTTGCTTCGCTTCCACCTTGGCTTTGAGCATCCTCTTCTTCAGAGGACTCTTCACCTTTTGGTTTCTGCTGATTAATCTGATCAATCGCTTCTTCCAAGGCTTCTTCATCTTTTACCAAGATTGCATAAACCTTTTCAGCAGTCATGCCCTTGTACTTATGATCTAGTAAACCGCCCAAAGGCAATTCAAGTTTTAAATCCCAGTACAAATAAGCATTGATCACATAGTCACAAGCGATATTCCAAATTTTAGGATGTCGCTTTCCTCTTCTCAAAGGATGTTCATAAACAACATGAAGTGCTTCATGAACAAGTACACCCTGTAATTCAGGCTCACTCAGACCCAAGACAAAAGGCGGAAAGTAATAAATTACTTTTCCGTCAGTTGCCATTGTGTCGCATCTAGACTGATCAACTTCCACTAAATTAAGATGTAAGAGCATGGATGCCATGCCCACATTACCTTTCATTAGTTTTGCTCTCGCCTTAACTATGTAGTCATGAGCCAATTGTGGCTCTTTTACAGTTGCTAAATTAGTCATGCTTTTTTCCTCCAAAGGCTTTTCCAAGAAAACCACCTTTAAGAGAATCAGCAGACTCTTCCAACTTCTTAGCTAAGTCTTTTCGCTTCTGTTCAGCTAAAGCATCATCTTCTCTCAGAGAGTCAATGCCATTGTTGTATCCATTAAACGTAGAAACAACGCTAACCAGTTTTTGATGAGCATCAGCAATATCTTGATCGTTACCTAAAATATCAGCGTTGATATTTGGTAAAGACCCAGTTAATTTTTCCAGTGCTTTAAAACTGGAAGCATTAAAGAAACCTTTTTGTTTCTGCTTGGGGTCATATTCCCTCAATTTTTTTGCTAAATGATCAGTCTGTTCAAGGACAGCATCAACAGTGGTTTTAAGAACATTCTTAATATTATTGTTGATTCTATTCTTGACATCATTTTCTATCTTAGACCTTAACTTCTCTGATACATTCAAACGAATGTCAGAGCCATATTGAGGAACAGTAGATATCTCAAATTCAAACTTAAACTTTCGTCTAAGTGAATCGAAGTCAGGGTAATCACATTCGTTGAATGCTTTACCTAAATTTCTTTTGGCTTGTTCCATTTTTTGTGGATAGCTTTTAAGAAACTCATCTACTTCTTTATCCCAAATCTGCTTTGCATCATCCACTTGATTCTGCAATGACTCTAACTGTGAGTTAGGGCATAAACGCCACCCACTCACAACCTTGTCATCCATATCAGTAGAATTATCTGCCCAAGGCAAAGTCATCGGATAGTAATAATCATTCCTAAACTTATTTAAAATGTGGCGAAAATATTTGTTAATATCTTCTCCATAAATATGCTTAGAAACACCCAGTAATCTCTCGCTAGATACTTCAGTATCTATCGCTAAATCACGCTTTAACCTTTTATCTGTTCTGATTCCGCTAGGATGCTTCGCAGTCATGCGAACCAACACAGCATTCTCAGACAGAGTATTAGTCAATTTTTCTTTATCCATAATAAGAACCTCCATTCTTTATTAGAAAATTGCTGTTTCGATCTTAATGATCTCTTCAGGTGAGAAAAAAAATCTCACGACAGCAGAGCAGAAAATATATTTAACCAGTAAATATAAATTCTGCCCTTGCTCAGACCTAGACTTCTAAGTCTTGATTCTTGATCTTGAATTCTCCATATCTTGCAGAATCCACAATATCGCTTCTTGCTCCAACAAGCGATCTCACAAAGAAAATTCCAAACTCAGGGGTAGGAAATTTCTCAATGTAATCAAGAGCATTAGCAAAGTAGTCATGCAAGTTGCTATCACTAGCTTCTTTTATAACACTCACTAATGCACAGACAGTTGCATACATCAGACCACCACTATCAACAACCTCGACATCTCCACCCTCACAAATTTCTTGCAAGTTGGGAACATCATTTTTCAGTGATAGGAATGACATAAACTCGATACTAGCAGTTTCACCTACATCGCCTTGCACAAGTAATTGCACAATTTCTTTAGGTGGATTGCATTTAAGAGTATCGCTTAACCTCACCCATGATCTAGGACTAGGCTGTGGGGTAGTAACCTTGGCATTAAAGTCATGCAACCACTCAGGCTGAAAACTTATGAACCCCAAAATTTCAGGACAAATATCATTCTTACTTGCCCATGCTAACCAATCATCAGGACTATGCTCAAAATCGACCATAGTGCATCTATCTGATACATGACTAGGAAGTTTATTGCTTCCTGCTCTATCAGTTGCTCTATTACCTGCACAGATTGTTCTCCACCCTTTAGGCAAAGAATAGTCTCCTATCCTTCCCTCATACAGCAATTGCCCACATACAGCCTGAACAGAATTCGATGCTTGGGCATACTCATCAAAGAATAAAATCCCTTCACCACTTACAGGAAGATTGCCCAAAAAGGCTCTCTTCTGTTCATTCGCATCATTGATATAAGGCAAACCACCTAAATCAACAGACTCATATAACGACAGTCTGAAATCAATAAATCCAAACTCATTTTGAGTAGGATTAATTTTATCCACGACTACCTTCCTATCCATAGCAATGTCATCGACATATGCTCGAACAATTGCACTTTTTCCAATACCTGTTCCCCCTAAAAGGAATGGAGTATTAGACCCTTTTAAAACTGCCTTAATCGACAGTAATGCTTGACTTGGTTTCATATTAATAACCTCCAAAGTTTTTATGATTCAAGTTAGTTTCAGCTACCAATAAATATTATTTACCAGTAACTACCAATACTGGATAACAATTTGCTATCCAGTTTCATAGCATTTCAGCTAATCTTCAGTTGGTTTAAGTAATGGTGTTAGAGACAAATTCATCATTTGGATTTTTCCAACAATCTCTAGACATAAGACCATTTTCTAAAATGTATTCCAAATGCTTAGTGGCATTTTTAATGTTATTAAACATTCTTGCCCTTGCTCCACTTTCATCACATAGATATTCATTATCTTTTGCTAAAAAATAATAACTTCTATTTTCTCCATACAATTCTTTTATTAATTCATATTCATTCCAAGAATAAATATGAACATCAATCTCATTATGTGGTTCTACTATTCGCTTGTTATCTCTCCAAACTTTCCACTGTTTAGAGATAACTTTTTTATTAGACCATTTAATTTTATCCATAATTTTTGACCCTCCAAGGTCAGTTAATTACCAATAACAGACAGCACTCGCTATCTGTTTTCATAGCATCTCAGCTAATCTTCAGTTGGCTTAAAAAGTGTTTTTATCCCATTCAGGATTAACATTTTTTTCATCCCAATCCATATCCAATTGATTCAATAAGAATATTGTTGGCAAATAATCGTCATGTTGATTACCCCAATCTTCCTCATAGGTTTCCAATTTTCTTTTGTATATGTCTAATGCTTTCCATAAAATCAGACTTGTATCTTCATTTACAGTTAGCTGTTTAGTCATAATTACCTTTGGCGTTTTCATACCAATTTGTTTATTTTCTTTTTGCATAATTTTTGACCCTCCAAGGTCATGTTTAATTACCAAGATTCCCTCGAAAGGGTCAGGGCATTACTGCTACCTGTTTTAAAATTTCGACTGGATTCTCGCCAGTCATCATCAGTTGGTTTACCCTGTATTTTTTATAGGGTCATCAAGGAAAACATCTCCATGCACAGAACGAATAACATAATTAAGATTTTCGTTTATCGTTATTTGTCTATCGTTAATGAATAAGATTTGATTTCCCTTGATCTGTTTAAGATAAACAGAATCAGATGCAAAAACATAGGAAAAAATAGCGTTTAATCTCTCCCTTGTTGTGACTGTATCCCACCCACACATTGAAAAACATAAGTGAATATTGTTACTTAAATTTTCGCTAGGATGATTGTTCTCGAACCATGCAATTTTATTGTCATGCAAGAAAACCCCTTGCTGTTTTTTGCTCGACCATTCTGATATTGGTCGAATTCTAGTATTGCCCATTATTTTATTTACATTTTCAGTAAATGCTTCAGCAATTTCTTTTGATACTTTTCTCATAAGTTAAACCTCCAAGGTTTTGTTTCTTGAACCCCAAAATAGGATTCTCTTCAGCCTGTTAATTCAGGGACAGTTGGAGGACTGCCTAGGACATACTGCAGTAGCAAGTATCGGTGTATCGTGAACGCCTAAGTAGTTTCCATTTCACTACATCTCAGGGAACGCTTTTTGTTTTGATGCTTCTCTTTATCATCGAGGGTAAATCTAGAGACCCTCAGCTAAGTTAGTATCTTAATAAGTAATACAGCTACCTAGCAGTCATATATGGCTGTTCTATAAAGACCTCCTTTTTGGTTTAATATTCGTTGTCATGTGCATACCTTAACACCATGAATATCATCAATGCAACATCTTATTAGATTGCAGTATGTGAGCATTACGAAACTCTGCTTACTGGTAGATAATATTAAGCATGGATAAAGACAAAACTCAGGACGAAAAACCCACGCTTAAATTGGTCAAGGATAAGACCAAGCTAACCATGAAACAGAGAGCCTTTTGTGATCTCATCATCAAGGGCAAGTTGGGAAGTCAGATCGAATGCTATATGGAAGTCTATGATGTAGCTCTAACCAAGACAGGGAAGATACCTAAACACGCCCACGTTGATTGCAGTAGGTTAATGGCAAACCCTAGTATCAGCCTAACTATAGCTAATGGATTGAAACGCTTAGAGGTTAATGCAGTAGCTTCCACTACTCGAACAAGGAGTTACGTTCTTGAACAGCTTATGAGAGAGAGCAAGGAAGCAGACAGTGACAGCACTAGAGTCAGGGCATTAGAGTTACTAGGCAAGACAGTGAACCTATTCAGCGACACCTTGGAGATCAAGGAGAGCAGAACCAGTGATGACATAGAGAGTGAGATTGAGCAGAAGATAGAAGCATTGTTGAGAGAATCAGCAGAATAGACCCCCCTTTTAATGCTGTGATCTAGAGCAGAGACAGACCCCCCTACACCCCTTTACAGATGCAAGTACCTGCTATCATATATACATAGTGTTTTGCACATAATATGACATAATTTTATAGACCCCCCCTATTATGTATTGCATTTTGCTATCTTTCTTTGCCATATACCCTGTTTTTCTAGGTAAACACTGTGTTTCATACCCCCCCCATACTATATTTCAAAATTTGAGGGTTGCTTTTTATGTGAAGCCGTGCAATATTGTATAATCTGTAGATACATATACCTAGTAACCAGTAATAACTTAATGAGTGCCTACCTATGTTTACTTATTAAGTTTTTTTATTTAAGAGCTACTACCTAGTAGGTATATACTAGATAGGGAGTTACTGTATGTATGAGTTTATAGGAAGTTTAATAAGTGATTTTTTCTTTTGGTGCGTAGATGTTTTAGTATTCATTGGAGAAGTCACAGGTATGGGTTATGCATTAGCTAATATAGTTATATTTGTAATACTTCAACCAGCTTTGATTTTGCTTTTCTTTGTTTTATGGAGAAAAGAAATAAAAAAGAATGAATAAGAATGTACTAAGTAAAGTTAAAAACTTATCTGCTGATCAAAAGCAGGAATTGCTTTCCCTATTAGAAGAATTAGAAAAAGCCAAAGGCAGAGAGAAATGCCATGAAGACTTTATGACCTTTGTTGGGGAGATGTGGTCAGCTTTTATTCATGGTAGACATCATGAGATCATGGCGGATGCTTTTGAGAGAGTCGCTAAAGGCGATCTGAAGCGTTTAATTATTAATATGCCACCTCGACATACCAAGAGTGAGTTCGCTTCGTACCTCCTCCCTGCGTGGTTCTTAGGTAAATACCCAGATAAGAAAATTATCCAGACTGCCCATACTGCTGAACTAGCGGTTGGCTTTGGTAGGAAGGTTAGGAACTTAGTCAACAGTGCCGATTACAAAGCTGTGTTTCCCAATGTTAGTTTGCAGTCAGATTCAAAAGCTGCTGGAAGATGGAACACAAACCAAGGCGGAGATTACTTTGCGATTGGTGTAGGTGGTGCGGTAACTGGTAAAGGTGCTGATCTACTTATTATTGACGATCCCCATTCCGAACAAGAGGGAGCTTCTTCAGACATCAATGTATTCAATCGTACCTATGAATGGTACACCTCTGGTCCTAGACAGCGTTTGCAACCGAATGGTGCAATTGTGGTGGTCATGACTAGATGGCACAACAAAGATTTAACAGGTCAAGTAGTCGATGCTAGTGTAAAGCGTGGCGGTGCTGACCAGTGGGAAGTCATAGAGCTTCCTGCAATCATGCCTTCTGGAAACCCCTTGTGGGCAGAATTCTGGAAGATGGAAGAGTTACAGGCTTTGAAAGCCGAGCTACCCAACAGTAAATGGATGGCACAATATCAGCAAGACCCAACCTCTGAAGAAGGAGCTTTGGTTAAGCGTGAGTGGTGGCAAGTGTGGGAAAACAGAGAGCCACCTGACTGTGAGTTTATTATCCAGTCATGGGATACAGCTTTCATGAAAAATCAAAGAGCTGACTTTTCTGCTTGTACTACATGGGGAGTTTTCTATAAAGAAGATGACGATGGGATGATTTCTCCTTTTGTTATTCTGTTAGATGCTTACAAAGAACGATTAGAGTTTCCTGATCTTAAAACAAGAGCCATGGAAAAATACAACGAATACAAGCCAGATGCCTTCATTGTAGAAGCTAAGGCTGCTGGTATGCCCTTAATATTTGAATTACGAGCTATGGGTATACCTGTACAAGAATACACACCAAGCAGGGGTAACGATAAAATTTCAAGAGTTAATGCAGTCTCTGATCTTTTTGCTTCAGGAGTTATTTATGCTCCTTCGACAAGATGGGCAGAAGAAGTGGTAGAAGAATTTGCAGGTTTTCCTAATATGGAACATGACGATTTAGTTGATAGCTCTACTCAAGCTCTGTTAAGATTCAGACAAGGTGGTTTTATTCCATTACATTCAGACGAAGAGGATGAGCCTTTGGAACATAATCGTACCGCAAATTATTACTAGGAGATTCAATTGGCTATAGAAAGACAACAAGCTACACCTGAAGATGGAACAATAGAACAAGACCCTCAAGAACAAGGATTAAGTATTTCTATTGAAAATCCAGACTCAGTAGCAATTGAAACTGAAGATGGTGGAATGATTATTGACTTTGATCCTAATGCTAAAGAAATAGGTGACATAGAATTTGATTCTAATCTAGCAGATCATATAGATGATGGTATTTTGCAAGAGCTAGGTTCTAAACTTGTAGGTGACTACAACGGAGACAAAGACTCACGATCAGAGTGGGAAGAAACTTACACGAAAGGTTTAGATCAACTAGGACTCAAGATAGAAGAAAGAACAACCCCTTGGTCAGGAGCTTGTGGTGTATTTCATCCAATGCTTAGTGAAGCTGTTATACGCTTTCAATCCCAATCAATTACAGAAATGTTTCCTGCTGCTGGACCAGTCAGAACTAAAATAGTAGGAAAGATTACAGAAGAAAAAGAAAAACAATCGCAGAGAGTAGAAGATTACTTAAACTACTTGCTGACACATGAGATGTCAGAGTACAGAACTGAAACAGAAAAGATGTTATTTTCATTGCCATTGGCAGGTTCTGCATTTAGAAAAGTTTACTTTGATCCTAGCTTAGATAGACCGAGTTCTATCTTTGTACCAGCAGAAGATGTTGTGGTTAACTATGGAGCAAGTGATTTAGAAACTTGTGAAAGAGCTACCCATGTTATGCGTAAATCTTCTAATGTAGTTAGAAAAATGCAAGTTAATGGTTTCTATAGAGACATAGATATTCCTGATGGCTCACAAAAAATTTCTGATATCAATAAAAAGTATGACGAAATTACTGGTGAATCAGATACTTATAACTACGATCAAAGCCATACAATATTAGAAATGCAGGTAGATTTAGACCTTGAAGGGTTTGAAGATACCGATGACTCAGGAAAAGAAACAGGTATAGCTATACCTTATGTTGTTACTATTGATTTTCCAAGTGGCATTATTCTTAGCATACGCAGAAACTATTATGAAGATGACACTAAAAAGTTAAGAAGAATGCACTTTGTACATTATCAATACTTACCAGGATTAGGTTTCTATGGGTTTGGTTTGATACATATGGTAGGAGGATTAGCCAAGTCAGCTACATCCATACTAAGACAATTAGTAGATGCAGGTACTTTAAGTAATTTACCTGGTGGTTTAAAAGCTAGAGGACTCAGAATTAAGGGAGATGATACTCCTATCATGCCTGGAGAATTTAGAGATGTTGATGTACCAGGTGGTGCTATTAGAGACAACATTACATTCTTACCATACAAAGAACCATCGTCTACATTATTTGCATTGCTAGGAAACATAGTAGAAGAAGGCAGAAGGTTTGCCAGTATGTCAGACATGAAAGTATCTGATATGAGCAACAATGCACCTGTTGGAACTACACTAGCATTGCTAGAAAGAAATCAAAAAGTTATGAGTGCTGTGCAATCTAGACTTCACGCTTCAATGCGTAAAGAGTTTGATATATTAGTTGGCATTGTAAAAGACTTTACAGACCCTTCTTATCCTTATGAAACAGATGAAGGAGAAGATATTAAAGCAGAAGATTTTGATAACAGAGTAGATGTACTACCAGTATCTGATCCTAATGCAGCAACAATGGCTCAAAGAATTATGCAATATCAAGCAGCTATGCAACTAGCTCAGTCTGCTCCTGATATGTATAACTTACCTGAACTACATAGACAGATGCTTAATGTATTAGGCATTGAAGATGTAGAAGATATCATTCCTGATATTGATGATGTTAAATCAGTTGACCCAGTTACTGCAGTACAAAATATTATTAATGGAAAACCAGTCAAAGCATTCATTGATCAAGATCATGAAGCACACATTGCTGTAGTTACATCAGCACAGCAAGACCCACAAATACAACAACTTGTAGGTCAGAGTCCAAATGCACCTTCAATACTAGCTGCAGGTTCAGCTTATATTAATGAGCATTTATCAATGCAATACAGAAAAGAAGTTGAAGAAGAAATGGGCGTAGAGTTACCACCAGAAGGTGAGCCATTACCAGCAGATGTTGAGAAACGTATATCAAGCCTTGTAGCAGAAGCAGCCAAGCGAGTATTAGGTACTTCACAAGCTCAAGCTGAACAACAAAGAGTACAAGAGCAACAAAAAGACCCACTCATTCAAGCTAAAGAAAAAGAAGTCGCAATTAAAGAAGCACAAGCAAAAGCTAAAATAGAAATAGATGAAGGCAGATTATTACTTGATGCTACTAAAGCTGCATCAAATAAACAAATACAAGAAGCTAGGCTTAAACAAGAACAAGAAATAGCTGGTGTTAAAATAGGACAGCAAGTTGCTAGTGATTTGATAGCACAAGAAACTTTAAAAACAAAACAATCAATAGAAGATTTTAAAACAGGTGTTGACATAGCTAATAATATGATTAAAGATAGCGATTAGTATGACAAATGAAATCACTGAGCTATCACTTTCAGAACATCTGAAGTTAAAGTATCGTGGTATGATGAATGAACACGCTGATCATATTGCTACAGGAGCTTGTAAAGACTTTCCTGATTATCAAAAAATGGTTGGTATTATCGAGGGGATTGCCCTCGCAGAAAGAGAACTACTAGATTATATTGAAAGGGTTCTCGAACAATAGGAACTCGACTCCTAAAGTCGTGCATAAAAATATGAGTAAAAAGGAAAAAATAAACATTCCAGAACCAGAAAGCGTTGAAACTCCTGTCGTAGAAGAAAATATAAAAAGCCAACTACCTGAACCAAAAGGGTGGAAGATTCTTATAGCTATGCCTAGAGTAGACGAAAAAACTGATGGCGGTATTATAAAAGCAACTACAACTCTTAGAGATGAAGAAGTAAGTAATATTTGTGGATATGTTTTAAAACTAGGCAATGAATGTTACAACGACATTAAAAGGTTTCCAAGCGGACCTTGGTGTAAAGAAGGTGACTGGGTTGTTTTTAGAGCTTACTCAGGAACTCGCATGAAAATGTATGGACAAGAATTTCGTTTAATAAATGATGACACTGTGGAAGCAGTGGTCGATGATCCAACAGGAGTAGTAAGAGCATGAGTAAAGCAGAAATAATTAATGAAGAGCCTGATTTTGAAGGTGTTGTTCCACAAACACAAGAAGATCAATTCTTTGGTAAGCAAACTGAAATAGATAATAAAATTCCAGATGACTTAGAAGTTACTATTATTGATGATACTCCAGAAGAAGATCGTAGACCTGCAAAAGCAGAAGATGCTTCTCCAGAAGTAGATGACGATGTAGTTGACAAAGAAATAGCTGATTACAGCAAAAGAGCTGCTGATCGCATATCTAAAATTAAATACGAATACCACGAAGAGCGAAGAGCAAAAGAAGCAGCAGCAAGAGAATCTAAAGAAGCTGTAGCAAGATTGCAAACCATGATGTCAGAAAACCAAAGGCTACAAGCTATGGTTGAACAAGGTGGTGAAGTATTAAACAAACAAGCACATAACAATGCTTTGTGGGCAAAACAAAATGCTCAAGCAGAATTTAAGAAAGCCTACGAAGAAGGCGATGCTGATGCTATGACTAAAGCACAAGAGATGATAGCTAGAGCTACTCTTGCAGAACAACAGTCAAATAACATGGCAGAAAATGTACAAGCAGAAGTTACTAAAAATATGCCTGTGCAACAACCTGCAACACAACAACAAGAACTTGATCCTGATATGAAAGCATGGTCAAGTAAAAATCCTTGGTTTATGAGTACAGTACCTGAACATCAAGAAATGAGTTCATATGCTTTAACCATTGATCAAAGACTTCGTAATCAGGGAATAAATCCTGAAGAAGATTCACAAAAATATTACGCAGAAGTAGATAAAAATATGCGTAATGAATACCCAAATTTCTTTGGAGTTCAAGTAGATCAGACTGCAGAAGTAGTCAGTGAAGCTGGAACAACAAAACGACAACCTTCAACAGTTGTTGCATCCGCCACGAGGGATAGCGGAAATAAGAAACCCTCGCAAGTACGTCTGACTCAGACACAAGTTAAATTAGCACGACAACTTGGTATAAGTCCTGAGCAGTATGCAAACCAATTATTAAAGGAGATTTAATATGTCAGATAAAGATACATCTAATAAGGAAGTTAAAACTGACTCTCCTGAAGAACAAGTGCGTACTCCAAGGAGTTTAGATAGTCGAGAAATCGATCAAAGACCAATGAGCTGGGATGCAGCAGGTAATCTTCCAGAGCCTGATCCGCAAGACGGATGGGTATTCAGATGGATTAGAACTACCCTATTAGGGCAGACTGATAATCCAAATGTTTCTAGAAGAATGAGGGAAGGGTGGAAGCCAGTCCGACTTGAAGATCATCCAGAACTTCAAATACAAATGCAGGATCACAACTCAGAATGGGCAAAGAAAGGTCACATAGAAATAGGCGGACAATTATTATGTAAGATGGCACAAGAGAGAGCGATAGCTAGAGATAAACACTTTAGTGAACTATCTGCTTCTCAAGTAGATTCTGTTGATAATACTTATTTTAAAGACCAAGACAATCGAATGGCGACCAAACAAGTGTTTGAGCGTAAATCGAGAACAACTTTTGGGAAAGATTCTTAGAATCTTTTTTTATTAATTTAATAAGGAGACAATTATGTCAACCACAGCAACTCCCTATGGGAGCAGACCTATTGGTACTATCGTTGGAAGCCCTTATCAAGGAAAAGTTACACATTACAAAATCAAAAATGCATATGGTACAGACATATTCTATGGCGATATTGTAAAGTTAGCTGATGACAACCCTAATACTACTATCCAAAAAGATACTGGTACTACGTCTTTAACACCGATTGGTGTTTTCCTTGGTTGTGCTTACACTGATCCTACTACAGGTCAATTCACACCAAATCAATATTTTCCAGCTTCAATAGCTGCAGATGATATTGTTGCGTATGTTGCTACTGATCCTTTTGTAATCATGCAAATGCAAGGCGATGAAACTCTTACTCAAGATGACTTGGGCAAGAATTGTGCTATCGTGCAAACTGCAGGAACTACAACTATTGGAAACAGTAAAAACAGCGTAGATGGGAGTACAGCAGCTAATACCGCCACACTACCACTAAAGATTATCGACTTTGTCGATGGTCCTGATAGTGCAATTGGCGATGAGTTTACTGATGTACTTGTAATGTTTAACGTAGGGCATCAATTGCTCAACACAACTGGCATAGGCTAAGGAGTAAATAATGGCAGCTATATCAAGAGCTAATGAGCTCAAGCAACTATTACCTGGACTTAACGCCTTGTTTGGTGAAGAGTATGGTAATTACGAAAACGAGCACGAAGAAATTTATGTTTCAGAGAATTCCGAGAGATCATTTGAGGAAGAACTAAAACTATCTGGCTTCGGTGCAGCACCTGTAAAGAATGAAGGATCAACTATCAGTTATGATACTGCTCAAGAATCTTTTGTGGCTCGTTACACACACGAAACTATCGCAATGGGATATTCAGTTACAGAGGAAGCTATGGAAGATAATCTATATGTTTCTTTGTCAGCTAGATATACTAAAGCACTAGCTCGTGCAATGGCTTACACAAAGCAAGTAAAAGGAGCATTTCCATTAAACAATGGATTTAGCACTGCATTTACTTCAGGCGATGGGGTTGCTTTATTTAGCACAGCTCATCCACTTGTAAGTGGCGGAACTAACAGCAATAGACCTACAACAGGAGCTGACTTGAATGAAACATCTTTAGAAGATGCGATCATCCAAATTGGTAAATATACTGATGAAAGAGGTCTTAAAATTGCTGCACGAGCTAAAAAACTAATAGTACCATCTGAACTTCAGTTTGTTGCTACTAGGCTTTTACAAAGTGACTATAGAGTTGGAACGGCTGACAATGACATCAATGCGGTAAAAACTAATGGAGTGATTCCAGAAGGCTATTCAGTTAATCATTATTTAACTGATACTAATGCTTTCTTTATCACTACTGATGTTCCAGACGGCATGAAGCATTTCGTCAGAGCACCGATGACAACATCTATGGATGGTGATTTTGAAACTGGTAATGTTAGATATAAAGCTAGAGAAAGATATTCCTTTGGAGTATCCGATCCGCTTGGTATCTATGGTTCACCAGGTAGTTCGTAAGAACACTTAGGGGGAGCTTATGTTCCCCCTTTTTTTTTAATCTAGGGAATTTTTAATTAATCTATCAACTGCCCTAGCAGACTTGCCAAGATGATAGATACTTTCTTTTAGGAGAATAAAATGGCTAACACAACATTTAATGGACCAGTTAGGTCCGAAGGTGGTTTTGAACAAATCACTAAAAATAGCACAACAGGTGCAATTACAACAAACCTTGATATTTCATCAGCAGGTGCAATTACTACTTCAAGTACAATTAATGCAAAACAGGTAGTAGATACTACTTTTAATGCGGCTGGAGCAGCATCAGCTACTTTAACAGCAGCTCAATCAGGAACTTTGTTTTTGATTAATGGAGCAGCAAACAATGTAATTACCTTACCTGCTGTATCTACTGATAATGTAGGAGTTCATTATGACTTTCAACTTACAGTAGCAGTTGGTGGCAGTGTAACTACTACTATTGTACTTCCAGGTTCTGGTGTATCAGATTTCCAAGCAATGCTTTCATTGGTTGCAGGAACAGCAGCTAACGCAGTAAGTGATGTAGCAGGAGATACTTTAACCCTAGTAAACTCAACAGTTGCAAATGCTAGAGTATCTATGACTTGTGTTTCAGATGATGGAACAAATTCCAAGTGGATGACAACTGCTCTATCAACTCCAATAGCTACAGTAGCTTAACAGGAGTACATTATGTCAGGATATTCAGATGTACAAGCAGTTACTATAACTGCTGACACAGTAGCCTTAGACGCAGATGGAATATCAGTCGCAGCCTCAGTTGGAAATAACGCAGCACTTGTAATAGGTGGTGCGTTAGCTTCAGGTGGTGCAGTTTCACTTAGTCATGGAAGGATTGTAACG